TCAAGTTTTATCCAAAATTAAAAGGCCGGTTTTACCGGCCTTTTTTATGTTATCATAACGAGAATTTTTCTTTAAACTCTTTAAATTCTCTCTTGGATAGACGATATGAGTTTAAAAAATTAGCCTCAGAAGAATGTGTTGACATTACTGAATTGAAGGCATTCAAAAATGATACGCTATTACTATTACTATAATTAATTATATCTTGTAGCAATTGGTTGTCCATTTTACTGATATTAACTCTGTTTTTCCAGTAATCTTCAAACGCCTCAAAAGCTATAGGGCAAATCTCCCTAACAAAATTTTCAAATAAATTAGACAGAGAAATAATTTCTTGTTGTGCATGATGGTCAGATCTCAGCTGCATATAATGTAATAGATTTTTCAAATCAATTTTCCAATATAGTTCAGTATAATTGTTTAATGGCAAAACAATTCGTGAAAGCTCTCTGGACAGACCTTGATGATCTTCATGATATGATTCAGCCTCTTCTGAATTTAACAGTGACAGATAGGTATCATAGCTATCAACAGTATGCTTATGAATTCTTTCACTGATAATAGATTTCTCACGGTCCACTAATTCTTCACCGCTACCTTGCTTATTAGTCTTACTTTGTGCTTGCAACCGGTCTTTTGGTGGTATATAAAACTCATCAGTCATAATGCTATATCGGCCACTATATTCATTAATAGTTGCCATTCTATGACGAACATGCTGCCTCATAACAAATATAGGAATTTTAATATGGAATTTAAATTCAACCATTTCTAGGGGAGTAGTATGATAGTTTTTAACAAGATATCTGATGAGAGACCTATCCTCACTTACAGTCTTGGTCCCATCGCCATAACTTACTCTGGCAGCTTCAACTATGCTTTTATCGTTTCCCATAACATCTTTAAGACCAACAAAACCATGGTCTAAGTAAGGTATATAACTTGGGTTATTTAAAACGTCTTTTTGCAGTGTCATGATTTGTATCCTCTTGATACATAATCATGCTAAATCTTTAGGATTCAGTCAATTTTTCTATTACTTAGTTTTTTACGCGGTTTTCTAGCTTTGCTTTTTGGTTTGTTAGCTTTTAATTCAGATAATACAGTTGATTCAATTGTAGAGAAAAATTCTTTAGTCCACTTGTTAACGTCCCTTTTTACCTTTGACGAATTTATTGTGACTTCGTAGCTTTGAATGTCTCTTAGCTCTGGGTCTATACTTCTTTCCCGTAAAACTAATTCTGCAAAATCTGCAGGTGAAATAATAATTTTACAACCATTTTTGGTAATTATAGTAGCATTTTTAATATATTCTATGGGTGGTTCGCCATCCAGAATTAACTCATTGAAAATTTGATCCCAGATATCATTTTTTTGTTGTGGTTTTGTCATATCTATACCTCTGGGTTTCTGTTATATGTATTTATACATCAAGATGATCTTGTTGTCTGGTTTTTCTTTACAATTAGAAGTACAAAAAACAGTTGTATTAGTAATTTGTTCACAGCCAGGATATTTGTTATTACTCAGAACCACTAGGAGGCGGTTCTGGTGGTGACGGTGGCACTGGAGGTGTAAATGACCCCGGTGGGGTTGGTGGATTCGGTGTTGGTCCTGCGCCACTTGCTGTCAATCCAAGTAATGTGCCAGTTGTGCCGCCGATATAATTGGAAAAAAACGTTATGGAGTATCCAGGTTGACCACCACTTCCACCGCTTGTGTATGTAGTCTGTCCAACTGACCCTGCTGATGCTAAACTGCCTCCATTGCCACCATCTGCAACAAATTGATTACCACCTGTTCCTCCTAGCCCACCAGTTGTTTGGTTTCCTGGATTTCCATTGCTTCCAAATCTACCTTCAGTGACACCACATCCGTTTGCAATTCCAACGTTGCCAAATCCTGCTCCACCTCCACCGGCACCGGCACTGGCATTCCAGTAACTATCTTCGCCTCCGCCACCTCCACCGCCTCCACCGCCCGCGATTGTGCCATTATTGGTAAGACGAGTTGGAGATAACATTCTAAAGGCATGGCCCCCATCTCCGCCCCCACCACCAGTAAAAAATCCACAGCCTACCGCAGGTGTACCATCACCTCCTGCACCACCTTTGCCAATTATGTAAGAACCAGGATTAATTATAACATCTACAACAGATCCGCTAGGAAATGTCCCAGTATCAAATGCAAACTTAGTTGGGTCTGTACAAAAAACATCTCCTGTGACAGTCACATTAGTACCAATTGAAGAAACACCGTCCCATCCACGGGCTAATACATAAGTACTAGCTACAAAATTATAAGTAGACCCACTTAGATTTATTAAAACATATTTGGATTTTCCATAAAAATCTGAAAATTTGATATTGGTTGTTGGAAATTTTGAAATAACATCTGTACTTGGAGCAAATCTATTAACACTTTTATATGCATTCATGTTGAGGTTAGTTGCACCAGCAGCTAATTTAAATTCATTTTGAATAGTTGCGAAGGACAGTGCACCTGATGATGGAATAGTCATGATTATTCCTTAAGTTTAGATTTTAATTCATCTATTTGGACTTGCTGTTCTTTAACTGCTTCAATTAACAATGAAACTATTCTGTCATATTTTACTGCAAGAAATCCGTCGTCTCTCTGTCCCACTATTTCAGGTAGAACTTCTTTAACTTCTTGTGCAATTACTCCAATATCATTTTTTCTGACAAAATATCCATCTATTCCACCATGCTTAGTGATGTAATCATCATTCCAGTCAAAATAAACACCATTAATACGTTTAACTTTATCAAGTGCATTATCTATAGTTTTTATGTTTTCCTTAAACCTAATGTCAGATGAGTAGAATGCAGTAATATCATTGGTTGCACGAATTTCTCCCGTTGTTCCAGAAGATGCTGTCCCAACACCCAAACTAGTTACACGTGTGCCACCATTAACCTCTAGGTTTTCACTTGGTGTTGCAGTATTAATACCAAAGTAACCACTGCTTGCATTAAAGAAAAGTTTGTTTGTCGTTACTTTGACAGTTTGTGGTGATCCTGCTGCTGATACCATCATAGGATATAATGTTGTGCTTGCAGTGTCATTGGTTGCTGTTAACGTAAATGCACTTGTTGTACTTGAGCTTGCATACAGATTTGTTCCATCACTGTAAAAAACAAATATATCACGTGAATTTGGTGCAGTGCTTAATGTTGGTGGAACGTTATTAACCCACTTAAATGCACTTCCCCATGTTGTGATTGTTCTATTACCGCCGCTATCCTGTAGTACATTTAGAGTGTATGTACCAATTTTTAAATTTGTTGGATCAACGAAGGTTCTGCCTGTATTTGTAAGTGTTACAGTGGCAATTTGTCCAAGTGACGCATCCCAGGATATTGTTCCACTTGTGTCTAATAATGTGATACTTAATATATTAGCTTTTGCAGTGCTAAAACTGCCTAATACATCTAACGTTGCAGCTGGCACAGAGGTTCCAATCCCAACACTTCCGGTGCTGGTGACTCTAATAGTCTCTGTCCCATTATTAAACATTTGAATGACACCAGTAGACGAACTAAACATGCCAGTATCGCCATCCGTACCAAAGCTATAACCAACGTTACTTGAGTCACTAGTAGGCACTCCAACAATACTTCGTATGCCACCATTTACTTGCAGGGTTGAGTTGACACTTGATGTGTTTATACCTAGTGTGCCAGCGGCAGCATTAAATGCAAATTTTGTTGTTGTTACTTTTGCCGGTTGAGAACTTCCACTTGACGCAACCATTACAGGATATAATACACTTGATGCTAGATCGTTAGAAGCCTCTATTCCAGACGAAGATAATGCAGATGTTGCTGTACCAACAAGGTTGGTTGCATAGACATTAGCAAACCTAAAACTGGTACTACCCATGTTGTAAGTGTTATCGGCGGCTGGTAAGTTATTTTGGCTTCCACGAAATACAGATAGGTCACCTGTAACGCCTATTCCTGAGATACTACTATTCAAATTTAAACCAGGACGTATTACGCTGAATCCCGTGATTGCAGGGTTTGGTGTAAATTGTGCATCCAGTGAAAAAATAGCCAGTAATGTATTATTGATTATAATTCGCCAAACATTATGGTTTAACGCACCATCCGAAATTCTTACTGAGTCTACAGTTGAATAGCCTGTCAATGCTGGACTAATAGGATCTAATCCATTACTAGCCCCCAGTGGGCCTAATAAAAGCCATGCCGCTCCGCTATAAACAAATAATTGATTCGTGGCTGTATTATACCAAAAATCACCTGTGGTTGCAGCACCTGATGGTGTTGATCCTGAAATTATAACACCGCCAACGGATGTCCAAGATGAGCTAGTTGAATCATATACTTTCAATACTTGATTGGCAGTATCATACCATGTCTGGCCATTTACAGGATTATCTGGTGCTGTGTTTGCAGCGAAATTTTGCATAATCCACAGCATGTTTTCATTCACTGGTGCCCCGTAGTTTACAAACCCTCGTCCAGGAAATTTAATACTTGCTGCGGTGGTTGATATACTACCATCTGCAACAGTGGTTAAAAGACTTCCATCATAATTGTAAATATTTGTAGACATTCATTTTACCTTTGACAATTTACTTTATTTATGCCAATTACGACATTATTCATACGCCACATACTTTGATTATGTTTTGATAATTTTATTAAGCATGATGGTAGGCTGGGTATTTTGATGGGCTCCACCGCCACCAGTACTGCTCGTTGTTGCAGTGCCTAATCCAGCTGATCCTGATGAAATTAATTGTTCTGAACCACCCACAATAGCAGAAACTGTATGTGTGTGTGCAGGCATTTCAGCAGTAATTAGTGTGTGTGTTTGTGTACCACCTGTGCCTCCTAAAAGTGTTCCAGAAATTCCCGCGCCAGCCAGTGTAATTCTATTTGCGGCAGTGCCATCCATGTTGTCTATTCCTGCAGCGACTCTACCGCGTAAATCAGGGAGATTGAAGGTCGTGGAGTTATCGCCTATACCAAACGTAGTTCCTATTACTGCAAATAATGCTGAGTAGGTTGTACGGCTCACCGCTTGCCCTGCGCAAAGTAAGAATCCGCCAGGAGCAGTTGATCCTGCAAAGTCTAAAATAGTTCCAGTTGGGACTTCAGTTGCTGATCCACTGTACCCACTAAATCCACTGACACCACTGTAGCCACTAAACCCACTATATCCACTAAACCCACTAAATCCACTTGCGCTGCTATATCCGCTGAATCCACTAAAGCTGCTGTATCCGCTAAATCCACTAAAGCTGCTATATCCGCTGAAACCACTAAAACTACTGAAGCCACTATAGCCACTCAGTCCTAGGCCACTGAATCCACTTACACCAGAATATCCACTTGTCAAATCCATAGGGCCTAAAAGTGTCCAAGCTGCCCCTGTCCATATATAAATTTTATTATCACTTGTATTATACCAAAATGCACCAAGGTTAGCTCCTGCTCCTGGATCGGCTGCGGCAGCAATAACACCCCCTCCACTTATCCAAGTTGCAGATACACTATCATATACTTTTAATATTTTATTGACTGTGTCATACCATGTTTGGCCATTAACTGGGTTAGATGGGGCAGATATTGCCGCAAAGTTTTGCATTACCCATAGCATATTTTGATTAATGGCCGCACCATACGGTACATATCCTTTACCAGGAAATTTTATACTTGCTGCAGTCGTAGATATGCTACCATCTGCCAAGGTGATGAATAGTGTGCCATCATAATTATAAATGTTTGTTGCCATCAAATATTTCCTTCGTACATAAATTAAACTGTTTGAATTCTTATAGTATAAACTATTGCTATTTGTCTATTTAAACTTTTTTGTATTGGGCTAAAAATAACGTGAGATAATAGCCTGCCTTCTGCTGGGCCATTTGGATCATATGCCTTAAGTCCAAGTTCATTAAAAACATACGGACCTGTCATAGTTGTTGCTGTATCAAATGCATCTTGTCCTGCTGGTTCTCCAACACCAAGATTACATGTTACAATAACATCTGTGTAAGTAGTGCCACTCACATGTGATGTTACGATAAAATTATCCGTTGGTTGTGGGTTAAGAGGGCTCATATCGTTGACACACTTTGAATAAGTTTGATTATATAGTTGTGCAGATGTGCCCACTACATTGGGTGGTAGATATGTTATAGTTCCAGTGCCACTGACAGTTGCAGCACCATTTCCAAATACCATGTCTTGAATCCAACTATCTGGTCTATTTGCAATAGTTCTTGCCAAACTTATACTGAAGTTTTCATAATTTATTGCATTCTTTTTATCTAGTATAATTTCATTAGTTACAGCGTCCTTTATAAGAACATGTCCTTCTACAAAAACCTTAGAATAGTTATTCATATTATGTCCTTTTATTCACTAGTATTTCTCCGGTATTTACATCAATAATTTTTAAATTACCGTAGACCATTACACCTGCTTGATCTTTAATACCGTTGTTTTCTGATTTCTTTTCTTGTTTTTTATTGTCCATGGCTTATTTATGGCTCGTAAGGGTGTGACTGATAAAATTCTGACTGAGTTGTTCTACTATATTGAAATCCATTTGGTGAAGCTTCCCAGGTATACGGCATAGGTGGTGTAACTTCTGATCCTGCATCTCTAACTACTGAGCTTATAGGATGACATAAATTAGTTCCATTAGAAATTAAGCTGGCAATTTTTATATTTTTATATCCAATATTTGGTGCAGACTTCATAAAATGAACGTAACGTCCCGCAGGTAAACTTGGAGGATCAATAACAAATTCATAGTCAGCGTTGTCTGGATCAATGTCATAATTTATTTGTATATTTCCATCAACAAATACGCTTTCAGCTAATGCAACACCTGGGCCTTCACACGCAAAGTAAACTGTTGAAGAATCTCCATTATAATATATCGCATTATATGTTGATTGCGGATTGCCGGATGTGCCAAGTCGATTACGACCCAGTCCAGACAACAAGGCCCGGTTAGGATAAGTCATAGTTGGTGCAAGAACTAATGAATTAAAACTTATCAGTTCATTGTTGATATAGACATATCCAAGTTGTCCATTCGTAAATGAAATTGCATTATAATTTTCTATTTCAATTGTTTCACTGGTTGTAAGTACGTTGGATAACAGGTTTGTAACTCTACTAAAGTCTAAAACCGTAGTCTTTGTTGTGTTTTCATACACCAATGTTCTCCATGCCAGTGAAGGTCTGTATGGAATGCTGTGCATGTAATTAACGACAACGACAGTTCCAGTATGAACATCTGGGTTAAACTTTATAACTGCTGCAGGATCTATGATACTATTTTGTCCAGGAGAAACCGTGTAATCAATTCCTTGTGTTTGTAATGTACCATCAACCCATACTCGTATTGTTGCAGGATCGTAACTTGATTTAGTAAGATTGTAAATTCCTGTCGGATCATATGCAAACTCTTCCATATGATATTCATAATCAATGTCTTGCGGATAAGTTGAAATTTGTACTTCATCATTCAACAGTAGGATTCCTGAATTAAATGTAATTTGATCTCCTATGATTGTGTAGTTTGTGCCAGTCTTAATAACTACCATCTGAATATCTGCATTAGATTTTGGAGCAAATGTAAATGTAATGTTAGCTCCAACTATTGAATATGCCGTTGTAAGAATTTGATCTACGTAAACATCTGTACTTAGTGCCCCTGTCAAATCAATTGTAATTGGGAATGTAACAGTAGAATTATCACCTACCCATTGCTGCATCAATGGTGGTGTTATAAGTTGGTCATTAACAGTCACTATTGTAGTTAAGTAATTTGGTAAGGTACTGCGAGGCTCTGAATCAACAGTATATGTTAATTGAGCAGGATTAGTGATGACTATGTTGGTATTAGTAACCACACTATATTCAGGGCTACTAAATGTTGTAATAATTACAGTAGCACCATAAACTGGGGCAGATGCAAATCTAACTCCATCAGCAATTCTTGTTAATATGGGGGTATTAACCCCATCAATTGTGCAGAAAACTCCTTGTGGGATAGTGGCTGTAAGACCAGGGACTGTGAAATCAGTTTCAACTCCGTCACCAGTGTATCTATAAGTCTGTAAAGTACTGGTAAACTTCACATTGAATGTTGCTCCTGTACCTTCTGATGAACTTTGTTGTGTGATTGGTTGTGCTGGCATTCTTGCATACAGTCCTGGTGAATTAACACTAACCGTGTTCACACCCCATGATAAAGTAATAGAAGCATCAACAAAGGTATTTGGTGTCTCTCTGTTCATACTAAATGAATTTGTGGCAGGCAATGCACTCCAATTACCTGGATTTTGAATTTCCAGTGATAGAATTCCACCAAAATCATCAATTTCTGTGACTTTTAATATAGTAAGATTTCCATCAACTATAGTTCCGGATCCTTCATTTAGATACAGGAGATCTCCAACGATATATCCACTTCCATTCAGTGCACTATCAAAAGCCTCCATATCCCAACCGTCCATATCCCAGCTCTCTTCAATGTACATATTTGACAATTTAACAGTGGATACTTCTAGGATCCCACTGATAGCGCCCATTGATGTGTCTAAGTTTATGGCACTTCCTGGTATATAACCATAACCTGGATTTACAGTGTATGCACTTGCAATCGATCTGCTACCTCCACCAGTAGAAATTACAAAAATTTGTAGTTTTTGTCCTATTGTGGGGGTACTTACAAATACAACTCTATTACTGTCATAGTTAATTACATAGTCGTTTAAGTAACCTTCTTCTAATAGAGACCCAGCCAGATAAACTTGCACAGATTCGTTATTTTGGGGTGTAATTCCAAGATCAAATTGGCTGTTTACACCATCAGTAATATAAACTCTGCTTGAAACCAGTGGACGGCCACCCTGTTTACTTGTAATTGTGTCAATTAATACTGAATCTCTAGCTTTAAACAAGTAAAGCTCTTCTGGATGGTTATCATCAACGAATGGCTGTATAAACTCATTACCATCGTATATAGTATCACTTTCCTCTGTGGGGGCAGCACCGAATGTTTGCCCAATATAAAGAACATAAACGTTAGGTACTGCGCTACTAATTGGTGGTGACATGAATCTTATGAAATCACAGCTCCAATCAATACTTAATAATAGTCCACTTCCCAGACCAGGATACAATGTTGGGTATTCAGTTGTATAAGGTCCAGGTAAAACAGTTATGTAACTTCCTTTTCCTAGAATTTCTAATCCTGTTACAACACCACTTTGCACTGATGTGACACGTAAACGTGTTGCTGCAATTTTATTACCGGCTGGAACATCCAAAAAGTCTCCAACATTATAATTTATTCCACCATTTATGATCTGAACGGATAAAGCATACGTTGGTATATAATAATCTAATCCATATACTCTTAAGGAATTATCACTCCACACTACAATTTCATTTGGATTTGATACATTTTTAGTCAACGGAAACTCCGTGACTATTCCATTACCTACTGCAGTATCATAAACAGGAATTGCACCACCCTGTATTATCTGATCAAGATAGTTTTCAATATCAACGGAATTTGCATTCCATGTGATTGCATTCCATTCGTTGTTATCCCATCCTATATCAAAATTAAATCCAAATGACTGCAATCTTGTGCCTTTATACGCAGCACCACTTAATAATTCTGATATTATTTTTGGAATCATACCAGCGGTAGGTTCATAATAAGAATTAATACGATCTATCGCTCCATTAGTAGAACCTTCTCCACCTTCCCATACATTTGTATTCCAGATATAACTCCAGGCAGGAGATAACTCCGGTGTAGAAATACGATCAAAGATTATAGTTGTTGCCAGATTTCTTACTAGTTCTCCATTTGTTTGATAGTTATTCAACCAGCTTTGGTACGCTTGATAATAACTGTAATCCGCTGAGTCAACATCTGGTTCTATTACGTATGGACTTCCTGGTGGCCTATCAAAATCAACAATACTCGCATTTGCAATATCTGTTTTACTTTTTCCAGTAACAAATTCACGTATTTTTACATGATATGGCTTTGCTTCATTAATAAACCCTAGAATACTATCTACAGTGTCTGCTTGCAACAACTGAGTTTGCTCTAATGGTTGGTTAAATCCTTTCAAAATAATGTCACTTGTTTTCAGTAGCCAATCAACCTGGAGTTGCTCACTCGGAACATAATTTATCATGGCAAAAAACAGTGTATTTAATTCTAATGAATTTGGTGCACTGAATATAACATTTTTAATTCCATCTATTATGTTGGCAAACTCTATGGATGCATTAGAATCAAATGCAACTTCAGCAAATGGAGCACTATCAAATCCCCCTGGAGTAACCTGCCAGTCATAAACGGTGCTTAATACCTGTATGCTACCATCTTGTTGACCAACCAGTGACCACTTTCCAGTCCAAGTATATAATTGCCACTTGTTATTTCCATTATTCAAGACTTTTATAACTGCATTTGTAGTTGGTGTGACATTTTCCAAGTCAGATGTGGTTTGTACAGTTTGTGTAATAATAGTATTAGAACTATAACCAGTAAAATACCAGTCTACGTATTGCCAGTAGTTGTTAGTATTATAGTTTTGACGTTGTATCAATTCCCATGTGTTATCAAATGATATGAATTTCCACATGGTCCATAAATTATTAGTTACAGCTGTTGGTGCAACAAGAACAACTTGATTATTTGTGATTGCTCCTAAGAGACTATCACGCTCAATCAACGATGATACGAAATAGTCGTATTCAGACTCCGGTGGATAAGGTTCAGCCATCGTAAAATATGCTTCCCATCCAACAACATTTGGGTCATCTACAAATGGTGTAACCCGTGATGAAAGTATGTCATTAAACGTATTGACAAACAGGCTACTGGCAGCTACTCGGTTTATAAACCATGTCTGACGTGGACGTATTGTTGTTCCATATTTTTGTGATGATGGTAGACGATAATCCGGTACATCATTTCCAAGACCATCAAATGTAACTAAGCTGGCTTTTAATTTTTGCCATGCATTATCTGTAATTGGACTTGTTGGATCACCCTGTCTAATTAATTGCCATTGGTTATAATTATTAAGATTATTTGGCTGACTAGAATATGTGATTCTCTGTACAATCTTGTCAGAATTTAAAAGTCGCTTGACATTTCCTAAAATAATACTGCGACTGCTAATGGCAGCAAACCATGGTAGATCATCAATACTGGGATCTTGGATAAGTCTTGAAATATTCAACGTGGTTAACTTACGTGTTGGTACCCCAGGTGACATAATACTATTTTTAACCCAGTAATAATAGTAAATTACTGCAGTGTTACCCGGTCCATACTCAGTTACTTCGCTCCAGTTTGGATTATCTGGGTTTCTGACTGATCCCGAAGGGATATAACTTCTGCCATTTTCTGTGATGCTTTCGCCTGACGCAACAGCATTTGCCCAGTCTGTAGGCGATATAGTTGTTCGTATCCATTCATATACATCAACACTTGTTCCGGAAGCAATTTTTCCCCAGTGTTGAATTCTATATCGGTCATCTCCTTGTTCATAATCAATATACCTTACTGTTGATAGATCCCACCATACTTGTCCAACCTGAGCACTACTCCATGCTTCGCTTTCACTTACAGCATAGTTGTCAGACGAACCTCTGTTGTATTTTGCCGGATCAAAATCTGTTTTATAAGTTATTTCTGTGTCAGCTTTTCCACTGATTCTACCTTGTGCTGGATCCCAGTATGTTACAACAGAAACTTCGCTTCCTGTATCAATATTATATAACTTACTATTACCAACTAAACTGCTGTTTATTATATATTCTTGCTGACGATATGAAATAAAGTTATTATTAGTGTACTTATACACAGTCCATGCGCCTTCAACTTGACCTCCTTCATCAACATAGGTCAAAATATTCTCGGGCCATCCACCAGGAGGTGTTCCACTATCTCTTTCAAAAATTGTTGAAAATCTAGTTGGTCTATAGACAAGTATTGTACCGCCAACTCCAGGTTCAAATGTACTTACATCTATTTGAAAAGTTAAAGGAGTTACATTACTAACGACATATGTACCATTCAAGAGATCAACTCCTGATACACCATAGATAATAATTATATCACCATCCGTGAGACCATGTTCACTTGTGGTTGTAATTACAGTGGGTCCACCAGTTGTAGAGCTTGGTAGGGTGTTGCTAATTTGTCCCAGGGCTTTTACTAGAACCCATGATGTCCAACTACCAGTATCTGTAGTAAACTGCCAAACAGTGTCATTTATTTGTAAAGGTGTTGTTGTAGATAATCTGTCATTATACAGTGAGAATAGCTCTGATGTGTTCCCGACTGTATAGGTTGTTTCTCCGAGTTGAACATAACCGGCTAATGGTAAGTCAGTTTTAACATCAGGTTTGTAGGAGGTTCGTAACGTAAATAACTTGTCTTGATAACTTTCAGGTGGCACAACTATTATTGGGTCATTTGGGACAATTTCTAAAACATCATCATTTACTGGATCTATATCACTTGTGCTGAACAAACGAATCCACTGAGGGTTGCTTGTAACTTGTGATTGTGGAAGTCTAAATTCAATGATGTTATTAAGATTTACGGCACCATACCAAGAATTTCTCATCATCCATTCTTCATAGTACTCAAATGTGCTGGTTTCTGGTATTATTGAAGTATTTCTTAGCAGACGGTTAATAACAGTCTGCGTGCCCTTGTTTCGTATGAACCCTTGATAGAATTCAAACTCTATTGCATCTTCCAACAGAAGATTTTGTAGATACAATCTATTCTGATACCCAAGTAAATGTCTGCTTAAATTTTGTATATCTTGTCTTGCAACTGCACCAAGTTCAGTTGACATCTTCATTACAAGATTGTCATTTGTAATTAGGTCAAAGTTCTTTGGCTGTTCAATATTAAAATATTGTGTAAACTGATTAGCTGTGTTGTCATAATTGGGTACCATAGACCATGTATTTGTGTTGTTATTTTTTGTCAAAATAAATCCGGGAGCATCAAGTCTGCCGTTCCAATCATTAGCTCTGTATGCATAAATTTTTATACGTTGTTGACGTAGATCAAACAAGGGCTGATAAATTATATCACCAAATCCTGTAAGATTATCCCAGAAAATGGCACTTTCTATTGTTGTTCTGTACAATTTTAATCCGAAAATTCCCTGCTCGTTGTCTGGTTTAACACGCAGTGATCCATCATCTCTTATTGTTGTGAAATTTTGGGGTTGTATAAGTATGCCAGACCTATCTACAATTGGATACGTGCCACTAAACAGTCCGCTGATAAATTGGATGTTTCCATATTTCTTTTCAAACTTCATTTCGTCCGCGCTTGGACTGACTGTAATGAATGTTCCGTTTTGCCAGTCGCCTTGACTCCAGAATAAAAATTCTTTTGCACTTTGGCTCCAATCAAACACTGCATTACTATCCGCGTTGAACTGTTCAAATACCCAACCCTGGCTGGTTAGCCACCTACCGTAAGAAATCAAAAAGTCAAACACTGCTTGTCTAGTAGGTAAGATTGACCCATATAACACTTCTTGTGTCTCATTCATGCCACTAAGATATTCAATTGCACGTTTATTGCCAACAAGAACAGTTGTTTGAGGGCCATTGACGTTACTTGGAATAATAATAAAACGTTGGTTTATTGTATCATAGCCATAAACTTTATATCCTTCTTTTACCTGTTCAATCATTACACCGCTGTAAATTGCTTCACCAATACTGGTACTTCTGTATAAAAATGTTTTTAAATTATCATTTGGTATAATTTGACTCTGATACCCAATATCTCCAAAACTATCAACCATTGTTCTAACTGTGTCAGAATTAATAAATCCTGCCATGCGATGTGCCAATTGTACATTGCCACCTCTGATTAAATTACCAAAGTATGATGTGACATTTAATCCTTGTGTGTACAGATACTCGCTGACCCAATGTTGAAATCCACAACTACCAAAATAAGTTAAATTACTTTCTTCTGGTATTGTAATTCCAATACTTAAATTTATTGGACTTTCTCTATGAACATAAAATTGATTGCTTGCTCTGCGAGAATACGTATCCACATAAAGCCATTGTTTATTTGCTGTGTTAGCATAAATTTCTTGAGTGCGTAAGCTATCCCACGTATATTCTATGAATCGTGCTGGCTTCATCAGATAACCAACCTGTGCTAATATAAATGGATATTCCTGACTGTTAATCCATACACTCTCGACTGGTGATCCATCTCCGAAAATCCATTCACTTCGTGCAGAATAAACGTCAGGCAGAGAACTTACACATCCAGCTTGATATGGGGGTAATAAGTTCCCCTGGTCATCAACAGGTATACAACTTAATAACCCAGGTCGTGACCACTGGTAATAATAGCCCTGCCTTGGACCTTGTCGGATATATCCATCACGAAGATCCTGCCATAGTGCCAAGTTTCCATTTGTATATGGAGCAGGACCATATTCTGACTCCCACCATTCTGGCATTTGACTGAATCCCAGCATTTCCCATGGATGGGTGTGGGGACGATCAGTATCATAGAACCATCTATAAATTCCTTGCCAATGTCCTGGCACTGGATACCCATCATTATCTACTACAGATCTATAGTTATAACTAAATTGATCTGTGGTTTGATATCCAGTATTTGCCTGATAATTAATTTGATTACTTATTGTCCATTTATCAAAAGACCCCCTCTGAAGTTTAATTACTTCAGGACGAGTATAGTCAGTGTTTCGCCATTTACCGGGCATATAGGATGTAACTGGAAAAACATAATTAGCCTGTGAATTTTTATATGCATTTGGCAGATTATTAAACAGGTTTAACTCAAATTGTAGCCATGCCGCTGCAACCGGATCAGTTAATTCCTCTGGATTGGTAGTACTGTTTTGACCATGCACAAATGTACCAAGTTGTTCGCCCTGCTCATTTACCATAACAATTCGCGAACCATCATGGCACTGTATCACCAATTTTGGAGTTGTATAACTTGTGTCCATATAGACTATTGGTTGGTAGGCAGGGGTAATTCCTAATCTTGTGGCAGTGGCTGGGACCCAGGATGGATTTTGTGCTTGTTGTGAACAATAGCTTCCGGAAATTCCATCTGGGCCACTATTGGTCCATGGACTATCAACAGTTTTGCCGATGTTTATTTGTTTCAAGGTTGATGTTACAAGTTGATTTATAAATGTTGGATCACATCCACTCGGACTTTGATTACCTCCAAGTTTTTTTACCTGTGCAAATAACGTCAACAAGAAACGATTGTAAAATCTTTGATATGACCGTTGAGCATTTTGCATCGCCAGCATAGGGTCAATTGCACTGTTTATAGATGAAATATCTTCTAATGCAGTGCTATTCATAACACTTAACTTTAACAACGGTGCACGATGTTGTAATATGCTTAATCCTAGTCCTAGATTTTGGCTAGTATCTCTGTAATTATTATTTCCAAGAGCGCTTCCAGTAAATCCAGTTTGGTTATTAATTATTTCTAAGAACTGACCAAGAAACTGGCTTCTGCTAATAACAGATATATCTTCATTGTTTGGATTAGCACTTAAGTTTTTAGGTATTTCATAGAACCCTTTGATTAAAGTTGGCGTTTCCTTGCTCCAGCTTTTAATTATTATTCTGGTATTATTTCTTGGTGCTACTGTAAATGTTACTTGGTTTTCTATAACAACATAATCAACATTTTTTTGACAAATTATCTCTTCATTATTCTCTGTAATTAAACTTACAAATATTGTTGGGAGAGTATTTGCTAATTGATTAGCTGGCTCTTGGTCTATCTCATAAGTTTTTTCTTCACCATCTGCTAAAAATTCATTGATTATATACTGTCTGCTTGGTTCTGGCGCGGTGTTCCAAGCGTTACTATAATAATCCCCAACCTTTGCAAACAAATTTCCAACATAGTTTACAGTTTTACCATCTGAAATGTATGAAATAGTTGTAGAAATTAAGTTGTTCGTAAAGACAAAATCTCCATATTGATCTAATTTTGCATTGATACCAAGCTCAGTGTCAATTGTGCTATTAGTGTCTGTTGTATACGAAAACACTGGACTACCATTAAAGGTTGATGACGGGTAGACAACAGGATCATCTAACATATTGCCATTGTAATCATACAGCACAAATTGTGGGGGAACTCCAGGTACTATTTGCTGTCCATTTGTCACCCATGTAGAACCATTATAATATATATTGTACCCTTGCAATGCACCAAAATTAACGGAGGCTCTGTCTCCAAATACTGGTGACCCATTTCCACTAGTGCCTGAGGTGTCTAAGGTCAATTCTATGTTTCCTTCAGACACTCCACTAACAATATAAATTCTGCCATATTCATTTGGGAATTGTTGCTTTAATGTAGAACTTATTCCCATAATTCTCATGCCGTCTCTAAGTGGAATAAAATCTATTGTGTATGATGATTGTCCGACTATTGATCCTAGTAAGTCAGGCGTTGTAGTATCTACTATATCAATAATTCCACGACTATGTATTCCATACTTGTATAGTTCAATATTTGGTAGAAATTCTATGATTGGTCTTCTTGATTGAAAAGACGTGATATCACTAATCTGCGTTTTACTTACTTTGAGAATATCGTCATGGAACCACCGGTTAGTTAAACTCCACTGGTTCTCATCTTGACTTGCCCTGGAAATTGTTATGTATTGTTTGTCAGTATATTCTTGTGCACTATCCCAGCTATCTAAATCCCAGCCAACCGTATCCCATCCTGGATTGGAGGTGGGTGGAATTTCAATTAGAACGATACTTTTTCCTACACCTTCAATAACAAAAACTTCTTGATTATAAGCAATGTTTCTGTCAGCTGTAGGGACAACAACTAAACCACTTGTAAAATCTAAGGTGACATTTGCAGTTTGTCCAGTACTTCTATATCTGACCCATCCACTATAGGTATAATTTTGTTTACCTTGTACTTGATTAACAAAATCGGTGGTATCCAACAGTTCTATTGGACTAGGACCGGATGGTAACCAAAAATACTTTGTAAAATTGACAAATTTATCAATATCTATCGGGGGACACCAAGAATAGTATTCCTGCTCAAAAAGTCTACTGTGGTTGGTAGTTATAGCGCCCTGAAATCTCAACTGATTTACTAAGTCGTCATAAAACAATGCATTTGTTAACCTGCCACTTTGAAAGTTTACACTTACGGCAGTTGGTGTTAACTGGTAATCTTGTCTATTTTTATCTGGCTCTTGAATATAAAAATCTTTTGAAGGAATGTACCATGGTGGTTTAATCCCTGCATAGCCAGAAATAAACTCAACGCTCTCAGGTTGAAACAATTGATCAACCGTTGCTGAGAACATTTTTCTTAATGTTTCAGACCTTAGATAATTAGGCAGTAAATCAATAGTTTTACGTTTGTCATCCATTTGTGGCACCCAATGTTATTTCAGTAAGGGCTGGAACTATTTGTACATCAGTTACCCTTGCTCCACTTATAAAGATTTCATCGCTTGCACAGGGGATTTCAAATAAATCACCAAATTTTGCCTGTGCATTTAGTGGTGTTATTACGACACTGCCTACAATCGTTGCTAGGGTTTGATGGATATACGCAGCTAACTCAGTAAAGAAAAAGCTTTGTCCAAAGTCCCAATTAGATAAAGCAAAATACTGATTAACAGTCTGAATAACCAGTGATTTTACTTCATTATCTGTAACTGTTGTTCCTGGAGTTTTAACCACTTTGAATTTTGCCTGTAATGATGGATCTGCCTGTGTACCGAATAGTACTTTATATTTAACCGGATGCCATATAATCTGGTCAGTCATCATTTTATATTGCTCAAGTGGTAGAAAATTAGCTTTTAGCTCAGCACTAGTAGGAGGTTGTGGTTTGGTTGCCGCACTTCCATTAGTTGCAATCCAGTTTCTAAAAACAATATCATATGATGAGGTCAACACATACATATCAATAATATTCATTACTGCTGGATTTATTCTTTGATCGCTTGGCGCGTAGTGTTTCCACAAATATGATAAATTATTTCTGCCTATACGCATCTTATGAGTGGTAGTCACATCCAACAATTCTTCATCCATGTATTCATAAAACTTTTCTGTGCTGATTACATAGATTAAATCGCCGTTTTCCCATATTGAACTGCTAACGCTTGGAACTTGGGTTGGTGTATTATAAATTTTATTTGTTGGTATATCTATTGGTTGCCAAAATTGGTAACCATCGCTGGATTGTTGTAGCTCCCAGAATAGCATTTTTTCAGCTGAAATAGATGGATTTACAATTTCATTGTATTCATCGGGATTGTCGGGTATACCAAAATTAGTTCCTTCCCACATTGTAACTTGAACAGTTCTGGGGTCTTGATATCCATCAGGGTACGTATACTGACCGGATATTTGCCACAGATAGTCTTCCCCAAGTGCAAGTCCACTAGTAGGATTTGGATTCACACTTAACACACTTACATAATCTCTTAGCGCAGACCCTGAGTTTGGGTCATATGTTTTACTTATATTTTCAAAATAAAAACGTGTTTGTCTGACGCTTTCAAATACGTAGGATAATGCTCTTGTGTATGCAGTCCATCCAGTGTTACTCCATTCAACTTTCATTAACCAACTGGCATCTTTATTTGTGCTACTAGTATTTCCAGTGAACTGCAAACTAAAAACTGGGTTAGTACTTAGGTTATCTGCAGTGATTATTTTCCAGGAAAGGTTTGCTGTGTCATAGCGCAGACCAAATGTTCTCTGTTGTGCCATGGCAGCTGCTATTTCGGATGTTTCCGCTGCGGTAAAAGTAGTTCTGAATGCTGCAATTACACTTGTTGGACTATCGTTGTTATCTACTAACCCACTTAATGTTATTGCACCAAGACCGTTTGCTAGTACTCCAGTTTGATTTTGTCCAGTTCCATTTCCAACTAACCCTATTACTGAACTTTGCTGACCACTTGCAAATGATATTAGTGCCCCTTGTGTGATATAATGTAATGAATTGTTTGTACTTACACTTTCTCCAACGGGCACTGCAACATTGTTAAGGTAAAATGCACCTGTACAACTCTTTGTTGCAGACGTTCTATTGGTCCAATCATATTCTTGTGGTATTGAATACCGTGGAAAATTATAGTAATAAAAATTCTTTAGTTGTAATGCCTCTGTTTGCTCACCTTGGCTACCATTGACCATGGGTTGCAGTTCATTGGTGACTAGCAAAGTATAATTAACACCTGGATTAAAAGGAATCTCTCGCATGTTAAGTATGGTTTCACTGTATAGAATCCCATCTGTTCCAAAAACATTAAGTGCACTGTAATTTCCTGTTGGATCAGCAATGTCTAAGTACCTGCTTTGACCGCTGTATGTTCTGTTTACAGCTTTATTTTTAAGAATTTGACCATTACTTAAGGGGAAAAGATTATAATCTTCTCCATTTACCATGCGATCTTGTGTATAGTATGTCTGTGGAGCACTTCTGGCTATTCTAGCGTTGCTCTCAGTACTTTGTGCATTATTGATTGTATACTGTAGGTTACAGGTAAACGCGACATTCCACGCATTATTTAAATTATCAAGGTATGAGAATGCAAACACTTGGTTAGTTAAATCACTGGGTCTTATTTGGTATGTAAGGTTGTTACTTATTCTGTACCAAATTCGTAACACACCAATTGGTACATTACCAAAGTTGCCATCTGCAAATCGAATGCTTATTGCATCTTCTCCGTCTTGATCCCTGCTTATCACACTGTAAATATCGCGGATATCCTTATCAATACTGTTATAAATTACGTTGAATCCATTGACGCTGGGAACTTTTGTCCAGTCAAGTGTTACAAGACCATTGCTATCAATATTTTGTACCCAAATATCAGTTTGATTTATATTAGACGCCTGTATGTCTATAACACGATTTGGTATGGGAACACTAAGCTGGAAATCGCTGAAATCTAATGATCCTTGTTTAAAATACAAAAAGAACCCAGTGTCAGGACTTGCAAATCCATTTCCATCACGCCGGTATACGATGTTCCATGCATTTAACGGATTTGGACTAACCTCATAAAAATTCCCACTGTTCGCTAAGTTTGTTGTGGATCCTTCATTGAAATTAACATTTGCCAGTTCCATGTTTGTTTCATTTCCAGCCACATTAATATTAAATGGTATTACACTTGTTACTACTGGGGTGTTGTTCATGCTATAAAGTTCTGTTGGTATATTTCCAACCAACCCACTTTTACTAGGATCTCCAAATGTATTAGTGCTATTAAGTGTTGCATTTATCACCAGGATAAATTGTTCATACCAATCAGGGTTATTCTGGTCATTCCAAACAATTTGAATGTTTTGTAAGTTATTGCCAAAACTATCATAAACCGGTTGATTGGTAGTTACAGAAGTAATCTTGATAAGACCACTAGCTGGAATAGATCTTTGAGGTTGATAAGATAGCATTCTGGCCAGCCTGAAAATACTTTCACGTCTGGTCGCAGTATCAAGAAAATTCTCACGAGTGTTAAGGTCCATGCGGAACGCCAAACTTTGTCCAAGATACGCTAGCAAATCAACGATTGCGACAAATTCGCTGCTTTCAATCCAATCATTAAAATCTTCAGGATAATTAATCCTTATATAGTCAACCATGGCTGTTCTGATTGTATTAAAATCATACGCATTAAAGTTTACTTGCTTGAATGCCGTGTAAATTACACGCCAATCTTCTGCTGCAAATATTTGACTTTGTCTAACTTGTTGAGTAATAGCCATTATATATCCTTAACTCATTTCTGTGCTTCTGCGGTCAAAATCTACTGAAAAGGTGCTTATTGCATTGGTAGGTATGAACAGTAATATCATGTTTAATCGCAATCCTTGATCATATTCCAATACTTCTACATTTTGTAACGATACTCGTGGGTCACTATCAATTACTTTTTGCACTTCAAGTATGACAGCTTCCTTGGTTGCGTTATCAAACGGTTCAAACAAATATTCCCATACTCCGCATCCCCATCCAGGCATCATAACTCTTTCATTTTTTCGTGTATTGAAATGATTCAGTAAGTCCTGCTTGACCAACGCCAAATCAGCCAACTGCAAGCTTTTGGGTGCGCCTATACTTGAATATCCTACAAATAAATTCTTATTAAAAATTCCAGCCATGATCATATATATTTATACTTGGTTAAGCTTTCTAAATATAGAAAATACAGGGATGATTAATATGTATATTTTCATTCAAGGTGGCAGGTTAAGCAGGTATAAAAAAGAATTGTATAAGGATTTTGTGCGGTGGACAGGCAAAAAATTACTTAGCCAGAGGGTTTACCGCAGAATTAGCCTATTAATTGAATTCCAAAATCCTAAAAAATTTGACGGAAAAGACGACTTGGCATACTGTCTACCCAGGGATGAAAAAAAACGTCCCAGAAATTATTATATAATATGTATTTCAAATAAATTAAAAATAATGCAGACTTTGGTTATTTTAGGTCACGAAATGGTGCACATTAAACAATATGCAAGTAAAGAACTACGACATTGTAATAAAACTGGATACTTAATGTGGAAAAACTCGCTGGTTGATGACGACCACATTTATTATTATGACCTACCCTGGGAAATAGAAGCCAATGGCCGTCAAAAAGGACTTGTTTATCAGTGGGCAAAAGAGCGTGGCCATGATGAGAATGCTCCGTGGTTCCGCAGGTTTTTTGGATAAATGTCTTGACTAATTACAAAACCACGGTATGATAGCCTGCGTTTAACTGTGAGAGAACCCATGAGTGATACTCAAAATACCCCAACTGCCGAAAGCATGATTTGTAAACTTGCTGATATGTGTGACCATGCGGTTGGCATAGATGGCCAGGGTTTCAACAAATATGACTCTGATTTTGGTCATAAAATGGCTAAAATTGCCCGTGAGAATTTGCCGTGGACTCCTGCTCAGTCACAGGCTGTGTTAAAAATTATTAAAAAATATCAAAATCAACTTGGCGGAGCCGTTTTTATTGATAATTGGCTGAAAACTCCTGTTTTTTCCAATGAGCCTGTGATCCGACAAAAAATTTCAAAAAAAAGCAACGCTAGGTTGTTTAGTCAAGATAATATTGCGTGTTTTCAATTTGAATTTAACGCTGAAATAATTAAGGATATTAAAAAGATAGCTGGCGATTATAAGGGTGCAAAATATAATGCAATATGGAATTCTTCAGAAAAAATATGGAAAATTCCAGTCAATTCCCATAGTATTGTTGGTATTATTGAAGTTGCAGAAAAATATGAATTTGAAATTGAAGAAAGATTCAAAGAATATTATGAAAAAGTAAAAGAAAAAACCATGGAAAGTAAAACTATGCTTGCGTTAAATAACAACCAACATATTACTATCCTTTCCGATTCTATTCAAATTAGTATTAATAATCTGGCGATTTTAGAGGAGATTGAAAATGCTATCAGCTCAAAGTAATTTTGTAAAACATGATAATGAGATTCCGCATGGTACGACATTTGATGATGGCAGACGTTGGTGTGTAATTTGTAAAACCCCAAAATTAACTTGTATTGCAACCACTGACCAAGATTCTTTACAACACTGGGGGTGTACACGCTGCCAAACTGTTTGGCCTGAATACGAACATGAATTTGCTCAGATGCTTTACGATTACCTAGAAGACGGTGAATATATCTTGCAATCTATACATTAACCGTGATACTGTAGCGCGGGTTAACGTGACTGTAGGAGATTAATACATGCTTACCATTGATGCCAATGTTGCAAATGCTCGCAAAGTATTTCGTATTGCTACCAAATACTCTCTGAATATTGATCCAGCTATTCATGAGATTTTGGCACCTAAGGAAGTTTCTACAACTATTCCTGGCTTTTCATTTAAGCTTTTGCCATTTCAGGCGCAAGGGGTGGCATGGCTGGAGAGTCATCTAGGAACAGGAATCTTGGCTGATGAGCAAGGACTTGGTAAAACTATTCAAGCATTAGCGTATGCTCATAAAAATAATAAATTTCCACTGTTGATTGTTTGTCCAAACACGCTCAAGCTAAATTGGCGTAATGAAATCATTTCAACTACTGGCAATCAGTATAAAATTAATATAGTTGGTAAACTTCTCAGTAAGTATCAAGAAAAACTCCAGAAAGAAAAGTATCCAAATGTAACATATTCCAAGACTGCTGAAGTCGGATATGATGTTTACATTATTAATTATGAAATCCTAACTTCAAATCTGAAAAGTTTGTTTGAGATCAATTTTGAGCTTATGGTTTTGGATGAAAGTCATAAAATTAAAAATGGACTGTCTCAGAGAAGTATGGCATTCAGAACTCTTGCCACTGGAGAAGTTCCTGTAAGTGAAGGTGGTGCACGTGTTATTAGGTGGGATAAGGTATATACTCCAATTCCCTGTGTTATTCTTCTTAGTGGCACTCCATTGTTGAATAGGCCAGTTGAACTTTTTTCCAGTTTAAATGCAATTTCTAGATATGTGCCACAATTTAGTAAGTATAAAGCTTTTGTTATTAGATATTGTAACCCTGTGTACAATGGTTTTGCACTTAATTGTCAAGGTTTTGATGCAAAGACCGCACCAGAATTACATGAACTTTTGTGCACACACACTATGCTGCGTCGTGTTAAACAAGATGTTTTGACAGAACTCCCTGAAAAAGCGTGGCAAACTATTCCATTAGAATTTAATAGATCTGAATATGACAAAGTAGAACGGGCATTTTCTGGAATGGACTGGAGAAGTGGCATGGAAACTATAGTGCAATTTGGTGGCAATCCCCCAAAAAGTGACGCACGAATTGTTGCAATTCAAAAACTAAGAGAAATTGCCGCATATGCAAAAGTTGATAGTGTTATTGACTGGATTAAGGATTATGTACAGGAGGGTGAAAAACTCGTTGTATTTGCACACCATAGAGCTATTATTGACAAAATTTGCGTGGCACTGCGTGAGGACAAAACACTGACCCATTCTGTGCGTGAAATTCATGGTGAAATATCAGCAGAAGACCGCCAGCAAGCAGTTAATGATTTTCAAAATAACTCATATGTTAAAGTTATTGTCATTAGTATTTCTGCGGGTGGGTATGGTCTTACACTGACTGCTGCAAAAGCTGCGGCATTTGTGCAACTTCCGTGGTCACCCGGTGAGATTCAACAGTGTGCTGATCGTATTCACCGTATTGGACAAAAAAATTCTGTTACTATCTACAATCTAATTGCGGAAAATACAATTGAAGAGGACATCGCCAATCTTTTGATGCATAAAGGAAAAATTTTGGATGCAATCCTTGATAAAAATCAAAAAATTAATACAATTGATCTTTAAAGATTGATGGTTTCCGTATTAATTACAGTGTTACTCTGATTCTGGGGCAAGTTAGTTGCTGGTCCTTGCATAAACTGTACTACTTCTGATCTTCTACGGATTTTTAGCTGAGGCACAACTTTATTTGCTCCATTTTTAGTATGCTGTAACCATGAATTGGGGACTTTTTGTAAATTGTCATCATTGAATGCTTTCAATGCTGGACTTGATGTAAACATCATTTGTCCAATGTTAAATGCAAGGCTGCAAAACATATCATATTGTGTCTGACTACAATCTTTTTTAATAAGAGGTCTCATCCAATTTTGAAGTAGTCTCATGTCTTCTTCAAACAGATCATCAATATTTTGCTGACTTAGATTTTGTTCCAGACTTAACGTCTGTCCTTTTATTCTGATTGTTTTTGTTCGTATTTCTTCTGGCGTTAAGTTATGTCCATATCCTATTTCCTGATGTGGTGGTTCACCAACTGAAATAGGTCTATAGCTGCCGTTTTCATACGATTTAATAAATTGAGATCCTGGCGTACTTAGTTGTAATGTTGCTGGGGCAAGTAACGATGAAGTGTCTAATGAACTTTCCAATCTATATAAAGGTTGATTTCGTGAATTATACCCAGATCCTCTGTATACAGCGGCTGTCATATCACTTCTGGGAGACCCATACACGTCTAATGGATCGTTACTATTGACCACAATCTCTCCATCTCTTAATCCCGTTGCAGTATCTAAACTTGTAGCGTCTCGTATATTTGCATAATTTCTGCCACCGTGGTTTTCATATGGCTCATGATAAGGCAAATGCGGTAAAATGGTATCAGTCATAATAGCGACAACATTTCCTATGCTATTGACCACTGCATCAGTTTGACGATAACTTACTGGGCCTACTGCTTGTGCTGCTGAAATTCCAGCCACTGGTGTTATGCCATTCCAGTCAACTCTTACTGCACTTGCCACCATATTCTGGCCCATAGACAGTTGAAAATCGCCTTTGATACTTTCATGTACATAACCACCTGCAACACGGTTTATATTTTTAAACGTTGTTGTAAAACTATTACCGCCTGCTAAATGGTGCATGTCTTTGCTACTTGACACAAACATATGTTGGCTACTCAACACATGCATACTATTTGTGCTTTCTATTCGTATGAATCCACCCTGAAGCGTTGGATCAGGTTCGCTTATACTGCCACTGGCTGCTGCACTTTGGTCACTTGGGGTAGCTGGATATCCATCTACTTCTCTACCTGTTGGTTGTTGCCCCACTAAGTCAGGACGTTCACGGTATAAATTAGCCTCTCGTTTTCTACGCGGAATCAATCCAGTGGGATTACCTTTCCATCCCTTATAACCAAACTCTTCTATAAGCCGTGCTGCACCGTCTATATCGTTTCGATTTATTAAATCAGTGAGGTTATTTGCCAGAAGTGGATTTAACCCTCCAGGACCACAATTATAAGTATAACTTACCAGTGCGGCTTTCTGATATGGTCCTAAAACTTCCCACGCGCCCTTGAGTTTGGCACTGGTTGGATTAGCACCCCTATTAAGCAAATCTTGTTGAAAAAGACCTTCTGCTTGTTCTGCAGTCATTACTGTATCACGTCCACCAGGACCAACAATCGGAACAGTTCCTGCGCTGCCACAATTTAAAACTGTTGCCCCACTTTTAATATCAAATTTCATTAAATGACCAAATCCTATACTATAGTCTATATTTTGGTTAGGTGGATCCTTATACGCAGTTAAATGTGGCTTCCCTCCACCTTCTTCTTGCTTGATAAATTGTGATGCTATTTCTTGCCATGATACGGGTGAAGTTGTTGGGGGTGGAGACGCACCGGGTGCAGTTTGGGTAACTTCAGGTGCTGAAGATTGCTGGGCTGTTGTGCTACTGGTTTTCCCTTGTCCTTGTAGCTTTTCCAGAGTAGCATTTGCTGATGATTCTTCAGCCACCAAACTATTTACTTGTGCCTCTGTATAAAATTCAGGATTAAATCTGGCGTAATCAGCTGCAACTCTTGCACTTTGCGCAGCTAATGTAGCCTTAGTCAAATCTTCAAAATACTGTGGGGTTGTATCTTGGTTGCTACCTGTATTATTACTTGTTGTAGATGCGTCTTGGATAAAAAGAGAACTAGCTTGATTGGCAACTAATGCATAATCAACAGGGTGTAAATTATCGTTTGTGCTAAATGTTTGTAAATTTACCACACTGTCATTGTTAGATAATGCAAAATCGTTTACAACAATATTGGCCTGATAATTATATGGCAGTATCCAGATATATTTTTGTGCTTTTAAAGATTCTCTAATTTTTTGCAGATTTGACTGCAGTAATTCTGCGTCACCCCCATTTACAAAATCATATGATCCTACACTGACTACTGCGTTGACAAACCCTGATAAGTTTGTATTATTTTCTAATTTCAGAGCAACTTGAGTACTAGTGTCAGTTTGACCAGCTGACACTAAACTTGCTTTAATTCTTGCTCCTATACCCTGTGCAATACTATCACCAACCGCTACGCTAGGTCCTTTTGGTTGTGGTGGGGGTTGGTCAGACAGTGGGTTTACTGTGATATTAGCACTGGCAACTTTTTTGCCACGTGCCCTCATATTAATATCACGGCCACTTTCAATGTTGACATCTAAATCTGCGCGTAAATTTAAGCTTCCCTGACTTCTAATACTTATATCATCCTGTGCATAAATGTCAATTCTTCCGTTTGCATCCAAGCTAATCCAATTTTTGCCATCAACTGAATTTAAATATATAAACCCACTTGTATCATTAAGCATAATCTGTGCGCCACTACGTGTGCGGAGTCGTATGTAATTGTTGGCATCACTATCATCAAATACAAATTGACTACCACCCGGTGTAAGAATACCATACACACTATTAGTAGGTTCTGCTCGCCTTGCACCGCTATCGCTAACGCCTCGTACAGTGTCTTTTTCCAATCCCTGAATTACAAGTTGTTCGGCAAGTGGTTCATACAATGGTCTCGCTGGATTATTGATGTCAGGTATTGCTGTTCTTTTATTATATTCTGCAACTGGTAACTTTTCTGTTGTGTTTTGTCCAGGAAGACCTGGAACCATATGATTCATATTTTGTTGATAGAGACACCCTAACCATATACCTCGCCCTGGGTCTCCATTTATAAAAGCACATATTACTTCATTATTAATGTCTGGTGGAATAAACCACATTCCATAACTTTTTTGTGTGGCTGCAAAAGTATTTTCATTTTTGCTATCTATAATGTTTGTTGCGCCTGCAAACGGTGAGCAATAGTTTACGATAAACCATCCTCCTTCGTTATTTGGGTCTCCGCCTAGTTCTGGAATCCATACTTTTAAACGACCCATTCTAAGTACATCATCGGCTACTTTTACAAATCCTACATAAAGCTTGTCCTGTAACGTAGATCGTCCAGGTCCTTGTAAATCGTAATTTTTAGGAGTAGATACGCTTCTTCTCAGTGTTACCATGTTTTGTTACCCTGTATTTTTTGTGGTTTGCTCTGACGCAACTTTTGGTATGTATAAACTATCTCTGGATGCTTTAAGATTTTGTCGAAACTGACCATTTGAAAAATAACTTTTTACTGTATGTACATTATATATTCCTGCAAATGCAACAGATTCAGATGAGAAATCCATTAATCCAGTTTTTTCACTTGGCGCGGTGCCACTTCGGAAAGTAAGTACAAATCCTGTTTCACCATTTAAGAACCATGCTGCTGTTTTTGTATCTTTTGGCGCTTGCATAGTTGCAATAACTTCGTCCTCTTTTACATTTCCTAATCCAATCCAGTATGGATCTCCTCTAATTTCTAAATCACATTCAACTAGATAAGGGTTGAATGTAACATCATTTAAGACAGTGGCAACCAAGCTTCTACCAGGAGGTATATTTCCTGGACCAGAATTATTAGAGGACTTTTCTGGGGGTGCACCATCTCCTCCTCCAGTAGCTCCCTGACTAACTGGTTCTTGAGTTGATACGAAACTTACAGGAATCGGATTTTCAACAGCTAAACTGGGAAGATCTTCCAGGTATAAATTAAGTCTGGGATCATCTGACATTTTCTTCCAAACTTGCATATTTGCAAGATCTCTTATAACTCTGGGATCTGCCAGCAGGTTTCTATCTCCAATCTGAATATTTTGTGATTGTGACTCAGTTGCGCCTTCAATTGCCTGAGACCCTGGACTTAAATCTCCCCATAATACCTGAAACCTTCTGGCACTTTGGCCAAAACTTGCAATTTCTTCCTGTGTGCGAGTAATTTCTTGGTTCACTTGTAAAAGAGCATTTCGTGCCAATTCTTCCCATTCAACTTCAGTGACCCCACTTAATTTCCTTGTCAAACTTTCTTTTTCGGCCTGTGCTTTGGCGAGTCTTGCTTTTGCACTTTTATACTGGTTAAGAATATTAACTAATGGGCCACTATTATTCAGTTGAGGTGCAACCGTCCAGTTGGAGTAAACGTTTGTTCCTAATTGATTTGGAATTGGACTTTGCCAAAACCATTTTAATTTAATATCAAACCTTATTATATCTAAATTTCTTCCAGTGAAAATATATTCATATACTTTGTTATATCTGCCGGATGCAGACAACACTGCTTTTTTGTCTTTCTGTTGATTTTCCTGCATGGCAGCTGCTGCATTACTTGGACTTACTAATGCTTTTGCAGTTGGATAAGCGGTGAATGTGTAAGTTATTTTTCGTACATAGTCATTTGTTAAATAATCAAAGCCAATTAATTGTGCTTTTGAGTGAATCAATATTATATTAGCCATGCCATTGGCTGATAGACTACTTCCAGTATTACCTGCAGTTGGTGATGATGGGGATCCTGGGCTTCTATTTTCACCTGCGACAAACTGCTGTCCCTCCTTGGTCATGCTAATAACAAAATATAAAACAGTATTAATATCCATACCTTTAGATATGCTTATCGTTGGATTAGAAAGATTATTTTTATCCTTTACATCAATTTCACTATTTCTTGTGCTTGTTGTTGGCGACTGACTAAATTTCCAATTGGACATCCAATCCGGAACAACAAATTTATATGTAATTCGTTTTTTGGAGTCATATTCTAAATTGTCCTGTACATTGTTTAATTCTGTTTCATACTGTTTAAAAAAATCTCCAATGGTCACTACAGGTCCTATATTTAAGGCAGCAGAAATCATAACATGGTCAGTAGTGGCATACATATTATCAAACACACCTTCAAGACTATAGGTTGTTCCTTCTGCTGTTGTGTCACTATCCATGTCAGTTATAATTACTCGGAATAGTTTATATAACGAATTCTTTAATTGAGGTGTTTGTATATTTCCTTGCTCATCATATCCTGTAAACCATAATTCTATAAATGAACTATTTGTAAGATGATTTTTAACCCCCATAGTTCTACTTGCACTGTAAATTTTATCTAATAGACTGAACCCATATGGTTCTTTAATTGTCATTTTAAATTTAACATGAATACTTGTCTGTGTTTTCATGTTGGGTGCACAAATATTTTCCAATTCAAAATCAATAATATTAAATCCAGTAGTCATGCCACTTTCAGCTATTACTATTTTCTTTACATTATTAAATTCTTCTCGGTTTTTTACCGTTGACCCACTTATATCATCAGTAAGACTCCATCGTAGATGGTAGGTATAATTTGCATACTGATCTAATACGTTAGGTACATGTTCAAATCCTAAGCCTACCTTATTAAGTGTTTGTTGAAATTCTGCTCGTTGCAGGTTAATATCTCCTTGGCCTGCAGCTAATCTAGTTAGATTACTATCAGGGTTAAGACCTGTTACTTTATTAAGTTCGCTACGGCTTACAATTACTTCATTATCAAGCTTTCTTGGATTTGGTTTAATCGCCTGTGGTGCATCTTCTAACATGTTCACCCACCGTATGTTTTAGGTAAATTTTGTTTATTAGGTACAATGATAGTTTTTCCAGCAACAAAATCATATATTGGATCTTGTATTTTATCTGGATTGTATAACATGAAAATCCACCACCAAGACGTAGTATTATATAAATCTTGACTTAGTAAATCAGGGCGCTTATCATACTTTGCTTCAAGGGTCATAGTCACATCATTGCTGTTTGAGTTTACGAAATCGCCCTTCCAAAATCCTAGATACTCTAAGTATTGATTTAATTGGGGTGTGTTTGCATACAAACTGTTTGGGTTATAAGTGATATCTGTCATATCCATCCGCCTTGCTTAATAAGTTGACCAGTTCTAAATTTATCCAAATCAAACTGTCGTAGCTTTTGTGGTGTATTTTGCACAACAAGATTAGTCTCTATTGTAAAAAGAACTGGTAACCATGCTATGTTGTTGGACGATGATAAATTTTTTAATTTTACAGCCGCTATTTCTGATGATAAATTGGAAAATGTTGTGGTTAAATTAGACAAGTCTACGGGATAATAATCCACATCTTGAGGAAGAGTCACTGAAAAACTGTTAACAATTACAGGTAAACAGTTAAACATATTTTGACCATATGCATCAAAAAGGAGCACAGGTGGAGGTGTTCCTTGTAATCCCTCCACATTACTTCCTGGCATTCCACCAAAATACATTTTGGTTACAGTCTGAAAAAATCTTATGCATGCCAGGGCATATAATCCTTCTTTTTGTGTTTGAACACTCCAAGAACCAGAAACAGTAAATTTAGCTGCTTTTGTTGTTTTGTAGGTGAGGAACTCTTGTATTGAATGTACCAAATCAGTTGTACTATACTCAACTTCCTGTTGATAAGAAATAGCAGGCTGAAATGGCCAAACAACCCCTCTTGTATTAGTTAAAATTTTACCCATAAGGCTACTTGCTGGTCCATAAATTTGTGCTACTGCATCTGGTTTTGGACGAAGCCTAACTCGTCTTCCTGCAGCATCATCTATATTTGCCGTATCTAATGCCGACTGGTTGACTTTTGGTTGGACATCTGGCAAGGGTACTTTTGCTGCAACTTGGTTTGCGGCCTGCCCAGGTTGTTGACTTGCAGTTCTGGCATTATCAAATTGTGCAGGGGTGCGGTATTCGTAATCAAATGACATGTAATGAAATCCTTGTATTGTAATATTTATCTGTATTAATGCTGATAAAATTTTGACAACATAATCATAAAATCATTAAAATTATAAATGTTTTTCAAAGGAAAATTATGAATAATCTGGCCTCCAAGACAAAATATCTTACAAATAGAAATATTTTGGAAGAAATTCACAAAAGTAAAGTTTCCTATTGCTCTTATTTAGACCCCGCTTATGTAAATTACGATTTCATAGTTGACGATCTTAAACAGGTTACCAAAAAACGTATTGAGGAAGCGCGCCGAAAGAAATTAGCTGATCTAACTTCAATTATGAAAAAAGAAAATATCAGTAAAGGTTTACCGGCAGACAATATATCTATAAAATTAAAAGATATACCAGAGGAAAGCATAGTTGTCCGTTTAATGACAAAAGACCATATTCCGCTTGTGGAAAGCATAAATGCAAAAACTAAAGAAACAGAACTGAATCCATTACGCTGTAATTTTCCTCCATTTCAGCACTACATACGTAAAAATGGAGAATTAGTGTGCGTGTTAAAAAGTCACTGGATTGGTGGATTACAAAATGGACACTTTTCTAAAGACCATGGACAAATGACAAAAACTCTGGTCAACATGTTTATTAAGCTAGTAGAACGATACAGTTATAAAAGTAACTGGAGAGGGTATTGTGTAGATTCTGAAACAGAAGCACTTACTGGAAGAGGTTGGCTAAACATAGACCATATAACAGCCAGTGATAAAATACTATCATATAACGGCAGTGACACGGTTTGGTCTAATATAAAGTCAATATATAAAGGTGAATTCAAAGGAAAAATGCATAGACTTACTACAGGAAACTTTGACACCCTTATCACACCTAATCACAAATTGGTTACTCAGCGCGGTCTTATTCCAGTAGAACATGTTCTTCAATCAGATAAAGTAATTCTTATGGGTCCTGCGTTGGTTAACGAAAAGACTAAACACGCAGATGAATACATACAACTTGCCTCGTATATTATTAAGTTTTCAAACTTTGATCCAACTGAAATTAAAATTGAGTTAAAAAATAAAGATGATGTGGCAAATTTAGAATCTTGTTTGACAAAACTTAGGTTGGAATATAGTATGATCTTGCCTAAAAAACGTAATTTTACAATACACACCTCTAATTCAAAGCTTAAAAATATAATTGGAGTAAACAACAGAATAATGCCTGCATTTATTTTTGAACTTAGCAGTATTCAGAGAGAAAATTTGATACACCTTATATTCGGCTCTAATCCTGAAAATAAAAGTTTCAGGACAAAGTATAAAGATATAGCAGACTTACTTTCTATGCTATGTTCAATATCTGGTTACAGAACAAAAATAGTCACTAAAAATAAAATAATACATTTAAAAATATTATCTGTGCGTAATAATACGGTACTTGCCAGAAATATTGACTTTAATGGCGGAAACAACGCAGGTAAAAAAGACAAAACAGCTGGACAAAGAAAGTTACTGCATCCCAACAAACCAACAAAGACATATGATGGAATGGTTTGGTGTCCAGAAACAGAATATGGGTGTTTTATAGCCAGACGAAACGGTACTGTTTATTTAACAGGCAATACGTACCTTGATGAAATGAAGAGTCAGGCATTATTGCAACTAAGTCAGGTGGGGTTACAATTTGACGAGAGTAGAAGTAGCAATCCATTTGCCTATTACACTCAAATTTTAACTAACAGTTTCAGACGAATACTTGCAATAGAAAAAAATCATCAAAATATCAGAGATGATATTCTTATTATGAATGGAGTTGCACCATCATATACAAGGCAAACAGAAGACCAGATAAATCAAAATAAAAACAATAACGAGTAATCTTCAAAATTTGTATTTTTTCATGCACAACTGCAGGTTTTCGTGAATTTCGTTATTAATTTTTTTGTTTAATACGTGCTGTTTTTTAACTTCATTCCAATTAGGTAATCCAACAAGCATTTCAAATAATTTGTTGGCATCTACATTATGTTTTGAAGCAAGGGTTTTAACATCTGTGCCTTTTGCAAACTGAGTAATCAACGACTCAGCCAGATTTCTCTTACGTAATGTGGCTGATATTACTGAAGGAAGCCTCTTTAATTTTCCTGCAATTTCTGACCATTTTTTTCCTTGCTTACGCATTTTAACTGCAGTTCTTATATCTTGCGGTGTCATTCTGTAATATTTTTCGTCTCGTTGTTTCTTTAACTGCTTGTAATTTGGCAGAGCTTTAAGTTTGCTGATAATAGTGCTCATAGATGTTCCATATTTTTCTGACATTTCCTTTGGAGAAACTCCAGCAGAAAAATCTTTTGCCATACGATTGATATCTCTTTTTCCAAAAGTTTTTTTAACTTGCTTGGCAATACGTGGCTCTTGAGCAACGTCTGTTTGTGGAATTTCTGTATCTGGTGTTGAGACAGGTTCTGCCGCAGGTTCTGCCTTTGTTGTAACGGATGGTTCAGCAGCTTGTGCTGACTGTGTTGGCGTTGCTGGTTCTTCTGGATATGGTTTCAAGGTAGGTGAAATTAACTGTGGCGAATACACTCTTGTTGGTTGATGGTTTCTGCGACGTGATAAATTTTCAGATCTTAGTCTGACTAATTGCTCATAGTTATTAAGTGATTCCAGATTATACAAAATTGAGCTATTGCTTATTTCATATTTCCCCATCATTTCATTCAGACTCATTCCACTTGCATAGTCTGCTGCCATGAGTTGAATTCTTTTATCTGCGGTGTCAAATTCTTTATTTGGTTCTCTTGCTGCTCTATATACAGTTGTTTGATTTCGTCCTAATGTTTGAGCAATCGTTTGCCAACTTGCACCTTGTCTTCTTAGTTCTTGTGCCTGATTTACTTCTTCTCTGGAAAGTGTTTGACGACCAATGATTTGTCTTCTTTTGGCGTCAAGTGTTGAAAAATTATCTAATTTTTGTAGTTTTGACTTGATTGTACCATATGTTAATCCATAAGTTCTCTCTAAATCAGCTACTGATACGCCATCAGCCCAATCCTTGCCTATTATTTCTAGCTCTTCTTGTGAATAACTGCGTTTATGATCAGCACGAATAGCTCTTTCAGGATAAAATGCGTCTAATGCCTGCTGAATTTCCCATCCAGGCTTTTTCATTTCCTGTGCGATTGTAGGCACACTGTAATTTTTGTCGTAAAGCATAATAAGAAGAATTTTTTGGTCGTCGTCCCAGCTTTCCAACCCTTGTCCTTCTATTAAAAGTTTGTTCTCAATTAGTTCAATACAATGATCCCAATCTTCAAATCCAAACTTTTCACATGTTTCAAAAATATAACTGGCTCGTTGATACTTAGTTTCAACTAATTCAAGCGATTCAACCAAATTAATATAATTTCTTATGCTATAATTATCCATGATGTGCCTCATTATATATTTTATTTATCATTTTAGAAGCCTTGACTGTTTAACAGTTCATTGGATAGACTGTATGATAACCTCAAGGTATAAAACATGAAATCTTCAATGGATCTTTCTAAAATTGTAATGTTTACTGACATACATTTTGGACTGCGGAACAACAGTAAAGAGCATAATGAAAATTGTTTAAACTTTATTGAATGGATGATAGAACAAGCAAAAAAACATGATATTAAAACATGTGTTTTTGGTGGCGACTGGCATCACGTAAGGGCAGCAATTAATGTAGCTACGTTAAATTATTCAGTGAATTGTTTAAAACTAATAAACGACTATTTTGACCATACCTTTTTTATTATTGGAAACCATGATCTTTACTACCGGGACAAATATGAACTTCATAGCTTGCCATATATTACTCAATTTCCAAAAATACAAGTAATTGATAAGATTGCAACATATGAAGATATTACTTTTGCTCCATGGTTAGTAGCGGAAGACTGGAAGAAAGTGCAAAAAATTAAAAGTCCGTACATGTTTGGGCATTTTGAACTGCCAAAATTCAAAATGAATGCCATGGTTGATATGCCAGATCATGGGATGTTAAACGAAAATCACTTTATTAATCAAAAAATGGTTTTTTCAGGGCATTTTCATAAGAGACAAAACAAAGGAAAGATTTGGTACATTGGTAACTGCTTCCCACATAATTATTCAGATGTGTGGGATGATGATCGTGGTATCATGATATGGAAAAATAGAGAAACCCCTGAGTTTATGTCGTGGCCAAATGCTCCAAAATTTAGAATTCTGAATTTCAGTGACGTTCTGACTGATCCAGAATCTCTAATAGATAAGAATACCTGGGTTAAAATTAATATTGATGTACCAGCATCATATGAGGATATACAGTTTGTAAAAGAATTATTAGAAAACAACCTTGGTGCTAAGGAAGTTCAGTTGGTCACCCCTAAAATACAAGATGATAATGACGATGAAGTTAATATTGATTTTGAAAGTGTTGACAGTATAGTTATTTCACATCTTGATTCAATTGAATCAAACAGTATTGACAAGCAAAAACTCAAGAAAATTTACCAGGAGATTTAACATGTTGATAATTAAAAATGTTACAATTCGGAATTTTTTGAGTTGCGGTAATGTTACTCAAACTGTTGAACTTAATAAAAATGGTTTAAATCTGGTAATAGGTGAAAACCTTGACCTTGGTGGAAATGGCAGTAGAAATGGTGTTGGTAAAACCACATTACTTCAGGCAATTACGTTTGGCTTATATGGACAGGGATTAACAAATATTCGCGTTAATAATCTGATTAATAATATCAATCAAAAGAACATGATGGTTGCTATTGAATTTGATAAAAATGGCAGAAGTTACAGAATTGAAAGGGGGCGCAAACCTACTTTTTTCCGGTATATTGTTGATGGGAAAAATATGGAAGAGTCTACAGATGAATCGCAGGGTGAAGGTCGCGAAACACAAAAAGAAATTGATCAAGTTCTAGGCATGAGCCACTTGTTATTCAAGCATGTTGTGGCGTTAAATGCATATACCGAACCATTTTTAAGTTTGGGTGCACAAAAACAGCGTGATATAATAGAAGAACTACTTGGCATAACACTTCTCAGTCAAAAAGCCGACAATCTAAAACTATTAATCAAAGATACAAAAACCGCAATTGAACAAGAAGAATTTAAAATCAAAACTATCAAACAAAGCAATGAGAGAATACAGCTTTCAATTAATGAAATCCAAAGAAAATCTGATAACTGGGACAACACCAATAAAAAAACAATAGAAAATCTTAATTCTGCAATTGAAAAATTACAAGAACTAGATTTATCGGTAGAAATTCAATCTCATAAAGACAATGAAATTTTTAAAAAGCAAACTATACTGGTGGACAATTTACAAAAGCAGGCAAATTCAAAAAGTAAACTATTGCAAAACTACAAACAGCAATTAAATGCAATAATATTAAACTATGAACAAGCAAAGGACCATGAATGCCCAACATGCGGTCAAGAGTTGCATGATGACAAGCATGATCAAATTATCAAATCGTTAGAAGAAAAACTTATTAGTATGGATTCTTCAGTTAAAGATGCAGAAACAGATTACGACACAACCAAAAATAGTCTTGACGCTGCAACCAAAGAGTTGTCAAAGTATAAAAATACTTCTACGGTATATGATAACCTAGAACAGGCATTAGCTCATAAAAATACATTGCAGCAGTTTATGAACGATCTAGATAAAGAGATTAATGCAAGCAACCCATTCAAAGATCAGGCAGATACTCTCAGTAACAATCTTCAAGAAGTTACATATGATAACTTGAATGTTCTTTCAATTGAAAAAGATCATCAAGAGTTCTTGCTTAAACTACTTACAAATAAAGATAGTTTCATCCGTAAGAAAATCATGGATCAAAATCTGTCATATTTAAATATAAGATTAAGTGACTATCTGGAACGACTTGGTCTTCCTCATCAGGTTAAATTCTTAAATGATTTATCAGTTGAAATCCAGTTATATGGTCAAGATTTAGATTTTGATAATTTAAGCAGAGGTGAGCGTACACGACTTATACTGGGGCTAAGCTGGGCATTTCGTGATATTTTTGAAAATACATCTCATTCAGTAAACTTGGTTTTTGTTGATGAATTGCTAGACAGTGGTCTTGATGGACTTGGATTAGAAAACGCCATTGAAGTATTGAAAAAGATGGAATATGAAAGAGAGAAAAATATATTTGTTATTAGTCATCGAGAAGAATTAGTAAATCGTATTCATAACATATTGACTGTTATTAAAGAAGGAAACTTCACCCAGTTTAGTTGGGATTACTCTCATCAGGTTTAAAAACTCTGTAATTTTTGGTTCTTACAGATTGTTCATCTGGTGATTCATTTGGTGGAATGAATTTTATACCGCTAACATTTTTGTTGTAGTATTTTTTTGTTACACCATCTGGAAGAGTTTGTCGTAGCACATCTTCGTAGACATGTGCTACTACCTCTGCATAGTGCAGTGATCCTTTAGTTTTATGTAACGATTCTATAATAAACTTGTAATTTTGTTTACCTTTTTGTTCAATTGACTCATTAAGATGCGTAGATGAGCTTGTATATGTCTTCCAATTAGATGACGACCGCACATGTTTGCGATTTTTCCTACCTTTTACGATTTTACGTTTTAATTTTGTAAATTGTTTTTTCCCAATATATTCTCTGCCAGTATCAATCTCAATAACTCTGTATATAAATCCAAACCAATCATCAGGGTTAAATTTAAAATTGCATTCCCAATGACCGATATCATCTAACTCATCCATAAAATGTATTTATTATTATGTTGTTGACATACCTGATTAAATGTCGTACACTAGCGCACGTTCAACAACATAAAGAGGATTTAATCATGACTTTCAATTTCAAGCGGCGCGGAAACGTGAGTCGTACATATGAGCTTAAGCTTACTCCTATGGCTAAGAAGCGTCTTTCTTACTTCATTAAGGAAGAACTGACTTATTACAATGCTCTAGTTGAGGGTCTTACTCCTTATCTGCGTAGCTTTCCACAGGAATTTGGAGTGTTTAAAGCTCATGAAAAAAAGGTGTGGACTGTAATTGCTGAACATAGCATTGATCCTCAAGATCTTCTTGCTGGGTTTAGCAATGCAGATCGTGCAAATAAGTTGCCACCTGTAATTCAGGAGCAGCTTAAGGAATTGCGTGGTGTGATGGTGGATGGCAACTCCAAGAGCCGCTTCAGTGAACGTCAGAAGAATATTCTGCGGGTGCTTAGTTCTCCTGCCAAGATTCCGCGTATGACTCGTAATCTCATGGCAAATGAGGTTCTGAAGTACATGCAGAATCAAGCGGTAGTTTTGGAAACCGCCATGAAGACTGATGTCATGAAAAACGCCATTCAACTTCTGCAAGTGCAGAGTCTTGACACCAAGCGACATGTTCAGGTTCCTGCGAAGATTTTGATGGGTGTTACCTATGACCATTCTACAAATCGGTCTTTTGTAAAGACACCGTTTTGTGTTGATGCTTTGGAAATTCCAAATGTCAACCTGAATGAACAAAAGTTTAAGATGCTGGTGATTAAATCACCTCATCGGAATGACGTGCAGGATCGGTGGTCTGTTGAACTAAAAGACTTTGAAACATATGACGTTCTGCTTACAGACTTTGATGTAAAGCGGAAAAAGTAAGAAAAAGGCAGTAGACTATCTACTGCCTTTTTTTATTGACATGATGCATTCATTAACTTAAACTTTTTGAATGAAAAATACAAAAAAAGATATGGTGCAACAAGCACCAATTCAGTCTATTACTGCACCAAATATGCATGCAGGATTCATTTTCAGAGATGAATTTGAAGTTTTAGTAAAAAAATTGTATAAACGGTTAAGCGAAGACAAAAAGAAAAAATTATGGCTATTAACCAGCGAGATAATTCTTAAAAATACACAGGCTGAAATTGATCTTCATGTAAAACTTTATGAATCAATTCAACAAGCCTACGAGAATATGAATAAAAATCGCTAACATTATCCAATAATATTGCTTGATTTTTTAGGATTTTGTGCTTCTCTGTATTCTTCAATCACTTTTACCATAAGTTTTCTTTGTTGAAGGCTCAAGCAGTAAGCGTCGCTAAAATCAACACTTCCGTGCATATAAAATACTAAACTTGCTACATCTTTATGGATTAATTCTCTGTTTTTATCCATTTGATTTCGCATTTCAGTAATCAGGGTTGCATCACCTGACTTGAGCGTTTGCCAAAAAAACTTGTTGGATCAAAGTTAAGCTTTTCATTCCATTGATGCGTACATTTGTGACAGCTTAGATTTATTTGTTTCATAACCCCAATTTCGTTAAGTTTGTTAACAGAATCAATGATAGCCTCGCTTTTGCCACTGTCAATGCTAACAAGCCATTCTGCGATATGCTCTTGGTTACTAACAACTGTATTTGATGATTTCAATACAATTTTTTCAATACTTCTTGCCACTAATCCAAAAGTCATTTGTGCAATTTTTTGAACGCTTTCTGCTAATAAATTTGCTTTTTGTAATTCATCCAACGTTGCATTTTGTTTTTCTAACGCTGAAATAGCTCTTTCTTCTTCAAACTCTTTTCTAATCCAAATCTGCCTCATTTCAAAGTCATATGGCTTGATATATACTAGCAAATCTCCCAAATCTAAAACCGTCATGTCCGCACTAATTGTAGATACAGTATCTAGCAATAAATTAGCATTTAACTCTAACTCATTATCATAACTGCACTTCGGACAACTTTTTTTAAGTTCAATTTTGCCGTTGTGAGACGCAGACTTTATGCCTACCAGGATTGCATCAAAATCGGGTATTAAAAGTCTTTTAACATTTTTTACTTCCGGCACACAATTTTGTATGACTTTTTCTAATGCTTGACCATTCAGCATGGCATCAGGCGTGTTCATCAAAATATCATCAATGGCACCCATGGGATATACTGCGACTTCACCCTCCGCATTCATAGTAACATCTTCTGGTTTATACCATTTTCCTTGGCTAGGTAATTTTACATAAGCCGCTGGTTGTTTGAAGTATTGTTTTAAGGGATTATCAGACATACACAATCTCGCTAAATAGTTAATAATATTTAGTGGCTATAACATAGGTACAATAGAAAAAATAAAACAAAAATGTCTGATGTAAGAATAACAGATATCGACGGCAATGCTAAACAAACGTTACTCAGTGCAGGTTGGGCAACGGAAGCAACGCTGCGTGAAATATTAAACAGGATGGGTCGTGGGGGTGGACTTGGTGGTTCCCCCAGCAGATCAACATCAGCCAACCAAACTCAAAATGAGGCAATAGTACGTAGAAGTACTGCTTCCATGGGACAATTTAATCTACAAATCAGAGATGGATTAGTTCACACTAAGGAATGGAATGATAACATTTTCAAAAGTTCTTCCAAATTAAAAGTATTTGTAGGCGCACTAGGTGACTCAGCCAAGGCTATTGCAAGTAGCCAAACTGCGTCTGCATTAAAAGGTGTCGTCACAGAAAAATCTAAATTTGAAGATATTATATCAGGTCTTGGTGGCGATATAGGTAGTTTTAGTAAAACGTTTGGAGATAAAATTCCGTTCGTTGGAAAACTTCTTGGAGGGTTAGGTAGTGGTTTAGGTCTGTTAACAAAAGGTGTTGGGGCTGCATTTAGTACACTGCGTATGTTTAATGAAATGGAAAATCAATTATATTCTAGTGGAATATATCTTCAAGGGGGTTTTAGAACATTAACAGATGCATCTATTGAGACTGGTGTTAAAATGCAAACTCTGGTGGGAATTTTAACTAAATTTGGTGCAGTTACTGTGACGCTTGGTACTAAACGTCTGACAGAATTGTCAGGACAGTTTGCTAGGGGCAGTAAAATGGGTGCCGAGTATATGATGAATACGGAGCAAACACAAGAAGCGTTTATGGACACGCTGGAAATGCTACGTGCAACTAATGAGTTAACTTCTCTGAACGACGCTGAAATATTACAGAAAGGTCGTAAAACTGTAACTATGTTTAACGAACTTGCCTTAGAGTCAGGCAGAAATCGTGAACAATTACGTCAGAATACTTTGACTATATTAAAGAGCACTGAGTCATTTGCTGCAATGCGCTCCATGGGTAAAGAGGGTTCAGCCGCATTTACGCAAATGACAGCAAATCTACAGGCACAATTTGGAAATGAAGGAGGACAACAATTATCTAGCCTGATAGCAAAATATACTCGTCTTGGAATGGCTGGGTTATCAGAAACAGAACGAGCATTTGTGTCTATGGGTCAATTTGGTCCCCTATTAGATCAAGCACGAAACGATTTGAATAAAGGTAAATTTGATCCAAAAGTTATTGACCAGTTTACAACTATGCTTCATAGCATGCCTCAGGAACAACTAAAAATTATCTCTCTGGCTAAGCCTGAAGTTGCAGACATGATGCTAAAATTCCAACAACATTCACAACAATACGTTGATTCAAAAACTGCATTAGCTAACATGACTGAGGCACAACGAAAGGATTTTGAGGCTGATCAAGAAAGCAAAAAAGCCGCTATAGCAGCACAAAATGCGGCAGATGCAGCAGCAAACGCTGCCGCAGTATCATTTCAAAGATTAGTCAGAGAATCTTTAGAGCCAATAATTCCAAAAATACCAGCTATGGCAGAAGGATTTGAAACTTTAATTAGAGATCTTAACAAAAACCTTATGCCACATATGATGAATTTAGGTAAATGGATAGACGACAACATATTAAAAATGCTTGATGAGAAAACTAAAGAAGCAATAAAATCATTAAGAGAGGCATTTACTAACATAAATTGGAAAGAGTTAGGCGAAAATATTCAGTGGTTTAGTACGAAATTTACGGAATGGAAAAAATGGATTGAAGACAACCCTTGGGCGGCTGTGTTGGCTGGCCTAGGTGTTGCCGTAGCAGGCGTTGCGGCTGCATTGGGGGCTATAGCTTTACCTGCAAAATTGGCAGCTAGTGTACTGTCTAATATTGGTGGAGGAGGCGGCGCTGGTGGTGGAGGTGCCGGTGGTGGTCCAAAACCTGGGGCTGGAGGGGGTGCTGGTGGTGCTGGTGGCGCTGGTGGAAGTGGTACTCCAAAACCAGGGGGCGCACCAAGTGTTGGTGCCAATTCTCTTGCAAGCGCAGTCAAAAATGCAGCAAAATTTATAGGAAAAGGTCTTTTTGCAGCAATTGCTATAGAAGCAACTGACACAATTGCAACTAAACTTGGAGTTGGTACGGAAGATGTTGATGAAGAACAAGATAAAAAAAATTGGGAAGCTATGTCTGCATGGCAAAAGCTTCAAAGTGGTATAGCACGAGGTATTGAAACTGCAGGTGGATATGTGATTCCATCGTTCGCAAATCAGGCAAGGTCTGACCGTGTTAAAGCAGAAACCGCGTACTTGGGTACTAAAATTGAACCTGCTGCAGACCCAGCACTAGCAGGAATGACACCCTATTATGGAGAAGCAGGTGGACAAAATCCTGCATTAACGTCACTTGCTGATGTCGCTAAGATGGCAGAAGAGCAACGCAAGACAAACGAACTTTTAAGACAAAAAATAGAAGCCGATGCAGCCAGAGAAAAAGCAGCAGAAGACAGACATCGTCAAATAAAAAATTATAACGAAACTTTCCACTTCCCAATGTGACGCTAAATATTAAACAACATAGTTTTAATAGGAAAAATCATGCCGTCCTGGAAAAAGTATTTCTCAGCAACACCTAATTACAATAAATCTATAGCTAAACCGGCTGCTACATCAAATGCTCATGCCAGCAACGCAAAGTATAGTAGCTATTTGCCTGAAGTTTATAGCGGTGCACCAAATCGTGTTGAAAGGTACATTCAATATGAGCAGATGGATCTAGATAGTGAAATAAGCAAAGGGTTAGATATTATTGCTGACTATAGCACTCAAAATTATGAGTCTAAACAGGAGCCGTTTGACATTATCTACAAAGATAACATGACAGAAACTGAAATTAAAATATTAAAAAATATGTTGTCACAATGGTGTAGTCTTAACAAGTGGCAACAGCGGTTGTGGAGAGCATTCAGAAATACAATTAAGTATGGTGATCAAATTTATATCAGGGATCCAGAAACATTTAAGTTAATATGGGTTGATCCTACAAAAGTTGAAAAAATCATTGTAAATGAAGCCAAAGGTAAAGAAGTTGAACAATATGTAATCAAAGATATTGATATAAATTTAACAACACTTGTAGGAACAAACATGTTGATTCACGATCAATATAGTTTTCCAGGGGGATATCCACGCAGCAGTAATCCAGCGGCAGGAGCAGGAACTATTAATTATGGCACTCCTAGCACACCTGGGTCACGTACAAGTCGATTTGACAACATGCCAAATCAGACTGCAATAAATGCAGCACACGTCATGCATTTAAGCCTGAGTGAAGGCATGGATAGTCAGTGGCCTTTTGGTACTAGTCTGCTTGAAAGTATATACAAGGTGTACAAACAAAAGGATCTACTTGAAGATTGTATCCTGATTTATCGTATTGTTAGGGCACCAGAGCGCAGAGTTTTCTATATTGACACAGGTAGTTTGAGTGGCCCCAGGGCACAAGCAGTTGTTGAACGTATGAAGAATGAAATCTATCAACGACGCATACCAAGCAGAACAGGTGGCGGTGCTAGTATATTGGATGCTGCATACTCTCCCCTTGCCATTAATGAAGATTACTTTTTGGCACAGAATAGTGAAGGGAAAGGCACCAAGATTGAAACACTTGGCGGAGGCGAAAACCTTGGACAAATTGACGACTTGAAATACTTTAATAATAAGCTTATCAGAGGTCTTGGAATTCCAAGCAGTTACCTTCCTACAGGACCTGATGACGGCACAACTGCTTTCACAGATGGGAAAGTTGGTACAGCATATGTTCAAGAGTTTCGATTTAGCAAATATTGCCAACGTCTTCAAAATAATCTAGCCCCAACACTTGATCGTGAGTTCAAATTATATTTGAAAAATCGCGGAATAGAAATTGATAGTGGGTCTTTTGAATTGCAGTTTCATCCTCCACAAAGCTTTGCTCAATATAGACAGATGGCACTGGACACAGAACAAATTGGTGTATTTTCAAGCTTGATACAGACTGAAGCTGCAAAATATATAAGTAAGCGTTTTGCATTAATGAGATATCTCAACTGGTCTGAAGAAGATGTCCTTAAAAATGAAGAAATGTGGAAACAGGAAAATGCTAAAAAGGTCAAAGATAAAATTGGAATTATTGATCCTGATGAAGATCAGAAGCCTGGGTTAAGAAGTGTTGGGGTCGGTCCAAATGCACCAGAAAGTCCTGAAGTGGCATTAGATACAGGTGAAGCAGGTGGGTCTGCACCCACCGCTGAATTAGGTGGTGAAGCACCAGCATTAGGAGAACCTGGGGCTGAACCTACCAGCCCAGCTGGACTACCGGCTTGACGTTTTAGCGGTTAAAAGATAAATAATTTTTCCAGAGAAAGAACTATTATGCGTGCTGATGAATTAAAACCGGAATATAAAGACCTTGCCAACGATAAATTAATGCAACGACAAATTTTTAATAGTAGAAAGCCAAAAGTCACTCTTGCCGCATTAAATAAACTAAAGAAAATGCGCGCCGCCAAAGATCTTCAAAACCTTATGAGAAACGACTTTTTACAAATCATGTATGGTCCCCAAGAAGAAGGTGGTGGTGGTGGTGCCGGTGGTGGAGGAATGGGTTTATAATGTATAATATTACAAAATATGACGGCGATCCGCTTGCAACGGTTCAAGATGGTACTCTTAATACATCAAGTAGTAGCATTACCTTAATTGGAAAAAACGCAGTAAATTATGGGTTGGCATTAAATGAAAATTTTGTTGCTTTGCTGCAAAATTTTGCTAATAGTAGTCCTCCTCCTATGCCACAACAAGGACAAATCTGGTTTGACACAGTAAGTAGTGCAATAAAAATTTTCAATGGAATATCGTGGATTGTTGTAAGCCCGCCTTTTGATGGAAATGCCGGTATTGCTCAAGTGTCCATCAATCCCACATTAGAAGTAATGGTTATGCTAAGTGGTGCACAAATTGTTGGTGCAGTCAGTCATGTCAGTCTTGATCCAAGTCAACTAGCAAATGATGTCAGCATAGCTGATTTTAGTTATGCATTTAAATCTAGATTCCCAACTGGACTAGCCGCTGGCATTACTTTAGCCACTGATTCTAACAATTATACCTTTTCTGGTGTGGCAACTAAAGCAAATGTTTTGACAACTTCAAGAACTATCACATTATCGGGTTCAATGAGTGGTAATGTAGCGTTTGACGGTAGCAGTAATGTTACACTACAATCAAATCTAATAAATGTTCTGAACAGTAATTTAAACACAAGCAGTTTTTGGAGTAAAGTTCAGGTAAGTAGTAATGGACTTGTAACTGATGCAAATGTAATCGTACAAAATGATGTTCTGCTTGCTCTGGGATATGTTCCACCAAGTGATATAATAATACAGGGTGATGCAACTGGAAATGCCGTTGCTAATAACACGGTTTTTACAGTAAATGTTTCACTTGGAAATACCACCGTGACTCCTGGTTCCTATAACAATGTCACAGTGGGGGCTGATGGTCGAGTTATATCCGGTACAAATGACCAACCTGTTCCAATTAAAAGTATTGTTTTATGGGAAGATATTTTAATTCCCAACAATTGGGCATTATGTGACGGACAGGTAATTACAACACCAAGTGGGGTTATCAATACTCCAAATTTAATACCATATCAGATCGGAAATACACAATTTATTATGCGTGTAACCTAATTTTTCTCAAAAAATAGCCTTTTTTCAGGTAATTAAGCCGGATTTTTGATTATTTGATTAAATAAATCCTGAGTCTGTCTTTAAAATTTGGCAAAAAGGAGAAAAAGCATGACTGATAATACAAAACTCACAAAGGTATTAGAATACCTAATAAAGAACCAAGAAGATAAAGCAAAAGAACTATTGCACCAAGTATTTATTGAAAAAGCGCGTGCGATTCACGAAGAGCTAATGTCTGACGATGACATGCAGGATGACGTTGATGAAACCATGCATGGCGATATGGAAGAAGCTGCGCATGATGATGAAGACATGCATGACGACATGGAAGAAGGTATGCATGGTGACATGGATGAAGGCATGCACGGTGACATGGAAGAGGGTCATGATGACATGGTCCATGGAAGTGGAGATCTCGGAGAAGACCTGACAAAGGACATTGAAGAGATGGATTCTGAAATTAACTTTGAAGAAATGATGAACGAAGTTGATGAAGTATCTGCAGATGATGCAGCAGGTTCCGCCGCAGATGATGCTGACAAAGATCGTATCGCCAGCACAATAAGCACCCTAGAAAAAGCTCTGCAAGATCTCAGAGATGAATTCAAACTTCCATCAGATGATAAAGTTGAAGATGTTGAAGACATGGAAACAGTAGCAACGGATGACGAAGGTGACACAGAAGTCACAGACGTTGAAGACGTTGAAGACATGGATGACTCTGATGACGAAGATAGTGAAATGTCTGACGAAGACTCCGAAGAAGAAGATGAGGAAGATGACGAAGATGTCAAAGAACAGTGGGAGTTAGACGAAGATTTCGCTGATCTCGCAGAAAGCCTTGATCTTGAAGTTATCACTAAAGACATGGAAAAAAGTCAGAAGTCTCCAAAAGACGCTGGTTATGCTGACAGTGGCATGAGCAAAGGTGCCAATGCAAAAAGTCCAGTCCCACCATCTCAGACATCTCGTATGGGTGCCTCGCCTGTAAAAATCGGTGATGGTCCAACCCACAAGGGTTATAACCTAGAAACTGCTCCAAAAAGCGATAAGTTAGGAATTGAAAGCACTGATAATCGTCGTAAGACAGCAGAACAGGGTATGAAAAAAATGAGCAAAGAAGGCGCACCATCCGCTAAGCTCAATCACCCAGAACCAAAGGTTGAAAAGTCTATCAGCCCATTGACCTATGGTGGTAAAAACTTAGAAGGCGGCAAGAAAAAGTAAGTGAAAATGGAAAATCTGGCTGAAATTAAAAATTCAGCCAGATTTTTGCATGATTACGGCTTAAAAAAAACATTAAACTAAATATAATATATCAACAGAAAAAACATGAATAAACTTTTAATTGAAACATTAAACTACGATACCGCAAAAACAGAAATTATTGTTGAAGGTGATTCTTCAAACTCTGGTGGCGTAAAAAACATTTTCATGAAAGGTATTTTCATTCAAGGTGATATACGAAACCACAATGGAAGAGTTTATCCTTTAAATGAAATACGTCGTGCGGTTGATAACATAAGTAAAGCTATTAAAGATGATGCTGGTGTTCTAGGTGAATGCGATCATCCTCAAGAATTGCAAATACATCTCGATAGAGTCAGCCACAAAATTACCGAGATGTGGATGGATGGTGCCAATGGTTACGGAAAACTTCAAATTCTTCCAACACCATGTGGAAACATCGTCAAAACATTATTAGATTGCGGGATTAAACTCGGCGTTAGTTCTCGTGGATCAGGTAACGTTGATGACAACGGTAAGGTTTCAGACTTTGATATGCTTACTGTTGACATTGTGGCAAAACCATCTGCGCCAAATGCATACCCTTCACCAATTTATGAAGCAATCATGAATCGCAGACACGGACACAAAGTCTACAACATAGCCGAAAGTGTAAAACATGACGCTACAGCTCAAAAGCATCTTAAAAAGATACTTCTGAGTTGGGTAGATGAATTGAAACTAAGATAAGGAGTGTCGTCCTATGGATAACGAAATAAAAGATCTCCTGGAAAATGAAGTGCTTGGCAACGATGTCAAGGCTGCACTACAGGAGGCCTTTAACAACAAGATTAAGGCTGTGGAGCAAAAACTCCACGAGGATTATGCTGCTAGGTATAGTAGTGACAAAGCAGCACTTGTTACTGCCATGGACAAAATGCTGAGCGAAAGTATTCGTAACGAACTTACTGAGTTTGCAGAAGATAGAACTGCCCTCATTAAGCAACGTGCGAAGCTAAGTCAAAAAGTCGCAGAATGCAAAAAACTCTATGCTACTAAAGTTGTTGAGCACACAAAAAAGCTTAACGAATTTGTAGCAAAACAGTTAAGAGCAGAACTGAATGAATTTGTTGATGATAGAAAGTCACTGGAAACTCAGCGTAACCAAATGGCAAGAGAACTAGCCGAAATGAAAAAGGTTAGTGCACACGCTCTAAAAGATCGTGTTAACAAGTTAGAAGGCTTTGTTCTAAAACAACTCAGCGAAGAAATCGCAGAGTTCCATGCTGATAAAAAAGCACTGGTAGAACAGCGTGCTAGACTTGCTCAAGAAGGCAAGAAAAAGCTAGCGGAAGTACAAAATAAGTTTATAAATCGTACTACAGAAGCAGTTGATAAAACTCTAAATGAAGTGATTAAAACTGAACTTGTACAGTGGCGTCAGGATATCAAAACTGCCAGAGAAAATAACTTTGGTCGTAAGATTTTTGAAGCAGTTGCGGCAGAATATATGGCCAGTTACCTTTCAGAAGGTAGCATGGTCAAGAAACTAAATCGCAAACTAAATGCTAATCAAAAGGCTCTCAACGAAGCAAAAGCTGCCCTAAACAAGCAACAGACGCTTCTTGAAAAAGCTAATAGTCAAATATCAGTCGCCAATGAACGTGTGCAACGAGTCCAAATTCTAAATGAATTACTGGCTCCTCTAACACGCGAAAAGAAATCCGTTATGGAAAACATGTTGAAAGACATTAAGACTAGTAATCTTAAAGAAGCTTACAACAGATATCTACCAACGGTAGTAAACGGTGCTGCATCTAAGGTTACCTTAGCAGAAAGCACACGCACTAATAACTCTGTTGCCAAAACTGGTGACAGAACAAACAACCAACTAGCCAAAGCAGTGATTGAAGAATCCAAGACACCAGATGATCTTGGCGTAATCCTTCACCTCGCAGGTATCAAGAATTAAGGAGTGATATAATTATGAGTAAGAACCTATTCGAGACACACTGGACGGCTACCAAAACCGCTCTCTGCGAGGGTCTATCAGGCAATCGCAAAAAGGTAATGGAAGTCATCCTAGAAAACACACGCAAGGACCTACAAAGCAAGAGTGGAATCCTGTTTGAGCATGCAACCCCCGGTTCAACAAGCGCCGGTAACGTTGCTACCCTCAACAAGGTAATTCTACCTGTAATTCGTCGTGTCATGCCAACAGTTATTGCCAACGAAATCATCGGCGTACAGCCAATGAGTGGCCCTGTTGGACAGATCCATACACTACGTGTTCGCTACGCTGACACATTTGGTGCTCCAGCCCCAGGTGTCATCGCAGGTGCCGAGGCCCTAAGCCCATTTGATATCGCACGTTTCTATTCAGGTAACGGCGATACAGTAAATCCAAGAGCCGCTAATACAAGCGTCCTTGAAGGTACTGCTGGTAAGAGACTGAACATTCAGATTCTCAAAGAAACAGTTGAAGCCAAGACACGTAAACTGTCTGCTCGCTGGACCTTTGAAGCTGCTCAGGACTCACAAGCTCAACAGGGCATTGATATTGAAGCCGAAATTATGGCTGCACTAGCCCAGGAAATCACAGCAGAAGTTGACCAGGAAATCCTAGTTAGCCTACGCACCCTGGCTGGTACAACCCTCACATACGACCAGGGCAACGTTTCTGGTACTGCAACATACGTTGGTGACGAACATGCCGCACTGGCTGTTCTAATCAACCGTGGTGCAAACCTCATCGCTGCTCGTACCCGTCGTGGGGCAGGTAACTGGGTTGTTGTTTCACCAACAGCACTCACCATCCTGCAGAGCGCCACAACTTCAGCATTTGCACGTACAACTGAAGGAACTTTTGAAGCTCCAACCAACACCAAGTTCGTTGGAACTCTCAATAACAGCATGCGCGTCTACGTTGACCAGTATGCTGCTGATAACACAAACGTACTCGTTGGATACAAAGGTCCAGGCGAAATTGACGCTGCGGCGTACTATTGCCCATATGTTCCACTGACAAGCTCAGGGGTTATCATTGATCCAAACACCTTTGAACCAGTTGTAA